CTTTAGCCATAATAAAATAAACTTAATAAATCACACCACCAATTTGATTTAAATTAATAAGATTACATTCCCAAAACTCAACCTTACCATCTTCACCAATAATCATTTTAGAACGGCTATCAAGAACCGGACGTCCATCAATAATTTTAATATTTCCTTCACCACCAAGAACATCAACAAGTTTATTTTCAAGATTAGTAATCTTAGAACTTAAAGCAACACCTTTAGCCCCATAAGACATATCAAGAATAACTTCATGACCTAAAGAATCAATATCTGAATCCATCGGAAGAGCAATAACATAAATGGATTTAGGAACCTCTCTATCTACTTTCATAACATCAGTAACTTCAAGAGGTGACATTTTATATTTTATAGCGACAATAGCTCTACCACTAGACACTTGAATATTACAAAGAGAATGTTTAACATCACAAATATCATTAATATTATAAGCTCCTGCTTTAATCTTAGCAATTTTAAGTTGAATTGAATCCATAGTTTAAATATTTACTTTATTAGATAATTCGGTTTAAGATTTATAACTTGAACATATTCATAAGCATATCCATTCACATATATAGTAGTAGTATAAATAACTTGAGAATTACTAGATGTAACTGTAATCATAACGTTAAATTTAAAAGAACCTCGTTAATCAGAAGTAGTTTGATTACAGGAAGTGTTACAAGAATGATCTTAACAGAGAATACTTCATCATAACGAGGTTCATACATGGCAAAAATTTATCCAGACTATTCGCTAATAAATGCTTTCGTAAAAGCGGGATCACCCGTAATAGCAGCGATGTCTTCAGTTACAGCTTTACTTAGTAACCCCGCTTGAATATGAACAAAACTCGGATGAGCAAATGTATGAAATAATTTGATAATACAAGCGGTTGTTTGAATATATTTTTTTGAAACTAATATTTTTCTGTTTTAGCAATAGTATTCATTAGAAATACCGTTTGAAATACCGTCTTCACCTTGCCGCCATCCTATGCACTCGCCATGAGATTCTGCAAAAGCAATGCACACAATCAGCAAAAGCATCTTCAACACCTCTTTGTTTATACGTGCGTACACATACGTGCGCTATGCAGAGCTTTGCAATATATACAAAGATTAATAAAGAAATAAATAAGAATAATAAAAGGAACATCTTCATCTACTCAATTTCTCGGAGCATAATATGTATTTAAATATATTTAAATAAACCTCATAATAACCTCTCTTACACTCCTACTCACCTCCCTCTAATATACCCCCTATAATCCCCCTTTCTTTCTCCCTCCTCTCTTCCTCTCTTTCTCCCCTTCTTCTCTCCTTTTTAAGTAACATCAGAGTTACTTAAAGCAATATTATATATATTTGTATCTCTATTATCTCTTTCTTTAGTAAGTACATTACACTTAGAGTTCCTCTAAGCATATATAGTAATAATAAGAATAACATTAAGTAAACTTAGAGTATATATGATAGCTCCGGCTCGACAATCTGCAAGATTCATCGAAATATCAATAATATCTTTAGTAATATTAATAATATAATTATTAACCTCTACAACAATATCATTAATATGCGGAGCTTTGTAGATTCCCATATGAGGAACTATGTAGAGTTTTGCAGACCCCGGTAGGGAAGAAGGACTGGTAGCGCGCGGAGCATCTGTGGTAGCAATAACTTTAATTATATTATTAGAAATATTAGTAAGATATTTTGAAGTATCATTATTAGTATTTATAATATTCGCAGAGGATTGTATAATATCTTTATTATTAGAATTAACACTAGCATCAACAAAATTCCTCTCGTGACCACATCTATCTCCCTACTGGGGATTACAAAGCTCTACAGAGTTATTATAAGTTCCATAAGTAATATGTGTATTCTTTGCAGCAAATATTATTTTAGTAGTAATAGAAGATTTGATTTGAGTTTACGTTAAGTTTACTTATAGTACAATCAATAGTATAATTAGTATAATTTAGAATATCATTTGAGTTAGTATAAGTATCTTCATAGTTCACTTTATATTTTTGACAGTTTATAAAGCAAAATGTCTTATTGATATTACTAGTGATTCAGATAGTTATTCTAATTATTTTAAAGTTAATTCTAATTATACTCTATATACTTAGAATATTTCTATTATTTATTTTAAGACTTTTATTACTATTATTTCTTTTACTTCTACTCATCTATGATTTTGATAGAGATGGAGGTGTTGAGATTTTTATTTCTATTGCAGTTTTTATTAAATTTATTTATTTAAATAGTATTGTGTATTAAGATTTTATTTTTATTGTTATTTTTATTGATGATTCTATTAATACTTCTATTAATGCTTTTATTGGATTTGCTTATTAGAAATTTGAGGCAAAAGGGTTTGATGCTAGAGTTTGATGTGAGAGAAGATCTTATGATGGAGTTGATGATGATGAGTTTGATGAGAGTGTGAGGTTTAATGTGATAGATAGACTTGATGATGGATTTGATGATGGAGTTTATTAGAGGAAGAGGTTTGATGTGAGATGGAGTTGATGTGAGAGGGGGTTGATGTGAGAGGGGGTCTAGTGGGGCCTCCTTATACGACAGCACCCCCTTGTAATGCTCGGGGAAATGTCCCCGTCGATGATTCATGAGGAATGATTTTCCGAATTGGAATTGCAATTTTCCATAGAGATGTTGCAATTACAATTTCTATTACCTCACGACTATTTCCGTTTGATAGCATGGATTTAATTAACTTAAATATTAATTTTGAACCTCACGATTCTAAGGTAAATCGTATCTATCTTATGAATACAATGATTAATGCTCCTGAAGTTAAGAAGATGAGTGCAATCGTATTGAATGCAATTGCTGTTCTTAAAGACACAGAAGATTATCAAGATCGTTATCTAATTGATTGTAATGATCTAGAAGGTAATGCTATTGAACGTTTGTTCATTGGCAAGAAGATCTTTGATAAGATTGATGGTCTTGTTGGTAAGATTATTGATGTAGTTTATAAAGATTGCATTGCTGATGTTACTCAGTATATTGATGATGAAGACATCAATGAAGAAGTGAAGTTTCACACGACTACACACAAGCAAGTAGTTGATGTTGTTAAGACTAATGACATTAACTTGTTGATTGCTTGTGCTAAACATGGAATTAAAGACATGTATAATGAATTAAAAGAGTTAAACAAATGAGAGTATTACAAACGTTAGTGAAGTGCATCATCATATTGGTGGTGCTCTTCTTATTATCAATAGGTGAGAGTTTAGCTAATTGGATTGCATCTAATATTGATGGTGAAGTGTTCATTGGATTTATATTAGGTATTATAATTGCAATTGTTATTGCATCTATTGTTAAACCTGATAAATTTAATTGAGCTATGAGTGATAAGAGTAGTGCTATTAGTGCTACTCTTATTTTTTTTAGACCCTACAAACTCCGTCTAATCAACACGACTAAACCCCTTATTATAATTGGCGGTCGTGGTGATCGTCCTAGAAATTTTAATACTTAAAGTTATGGCAGACGAATTAAAGAATCCAGTGAGACGTTCAGTTATCGGTGAAATTATCTCTATTAAAGAGATCAACAAAGACGACTTCAAAGAAGGTAAATTTCGGCATGATTGTCGGATTGTTCGTGTTGATCCTTTGAATGGTAATCCTCTTGTTGATGTTTATATCACAAATGATCAATATGACCGATACGGTTTAGCTCCGATTGTATTCGCAGGTAATGTTGTAAACTTTACCATTGATGAAAACATCGCAGGTGAGACCGGTTATATTGATCCTGATACCGAGGAATGGACGTATCACGAAAAGACATTCAACAGCTTTGCAGGTGCTGACAATGTTGGTAGCTTAGGTCTTATTGGTGTATTCGGTAAACTTGGTGTTGGTGCAGATATTGTTTCCGGCTTCATCAAGAATATCGAGACAGCTCGTAAGCAACGTGAAGCTGTTGCTAAGCCTAAAGCAGTTGAAGCTGTTGCTACTGAACAAGCAGAAGAAGCTGCGTAAATTCCGTGAGGTGGTGTTGAGTATATTCTCAGTGCTACCTCTTATTTTTATTACTTAATTAATCCGACTAATGATCATGAAATTACACGTTATTTATAAAGGTCAAACTGTTGATATTTCTTATGATCAGTTGTATCTCGATAAAGGTATAATTGATATAAGATTTTCTAATCCAAATGCACAGAGTTGTAAATTTCTAACACAATATCTTGATGCCAATCGTATTCATTACATTCTTGAAGATAGAGAAGATCATAAAGAGATTATTGCCAATCAAAGTATGTTTGCACTTGCTCTAAGTACAAAAGATACATATCGTCATCAACTCGGTAAAGATAATCTTTATGATGCGATTATTGAACACAATAAGGATATTGCATTAACTTATGAGGCTATTACAAAATTTGAGAGTAATGTTAATGCAATTGATGATAAACTTGCTGATATGCAAGATGATTTAAGTAATTCTGAATACGCTCGAAGCATTGATAATATTACTAAAGAAATACTTGAATTTAAACGTTGTAAACAGCTTGAAGCCTTAGCATTAGCTAAAGAACATCTTGATGTTTCACGTGGAACAATTCCGGTAGTTGAGACATTAAAAGTGGCTTATCACGTGTCAGAATTGCTTAGTAAAGATGAGTATAAAAAGCTAATCTATATTCAAGAATATTTAAATGACAAATCGAAATTGTCTAAACAAGAAGAGCAATATTTGGAGATGTTATGCAAATTAAAAGTCTATGAATATCCAGAAGTAATTAAAGAAATAGAAGCAATAGGACGAGAAAAATTTAATGAGTATTACGATAAAGCATTGAAGTTTGTAGAAAAGGATGAGGATTTGAAACAGAATATAGAAGAGAAATTAAATGAGATTTATCAATAGTGTTGAATAAAATTCACATTAGTGTGGTAAGGAATACAACATTAGTATGGCAGATGGGGTGATTAGTGTGGTAAAGAATACTACATTAGTGTTGAAAATAATATACAAAATTGTAGCAGCATCATCACTACCATTAGCAGAAACGTCTTCAAAATGACCTTCAGAAAGCGCAATGTGACAGCAAAGTTCTTCAAATTAGAATTAGAATTTAGCAAACCTATAATCACAAACAATAAAAAGTATAGAATTAACATTTAAATTTGCATAAATAAAAGATTTGAATTATTATTAGAATTAATTAGAGTTCTTCAAATTAGAATCAAAGTTTAGCAAACCGAATATCTGCATCTATAAAAAGTTTTAAAAAAACCATAGAAAAGATGCAATTGATATAATAGAGTAAGCATTTGCATTATTGGTATTAATTCCATAAAATTCCGCATAATAACTTTAATTGTTTCAAATCTAGAATACTCAATATCAAATAGAATTGAATTAGCATCTAAATTTGCAATAATAAAAGCCTTAAATTAGCATTAGAATTAATTCTAATATATCTTAAATCAATGCAAAATTCAGTGAATCTATTAACGACATATCTATATCAATTATAGTATTGAGTATAGAATGTGAAGTATAGAGAATACTTAAAGTATTTGCAATTTCATTAGAAATTCCGCAAAATATCATAGTATTATTCATATAAATTCAAACATTATTATCATTAACCTCAAAACAAACATCAAATGATAAATTAGTATAATTAGAAACAAAGAATATACCTCTAATACTATTCGAGTTCAAACTCATAATTATTTAGGTCTTCATAACACACTATATATGAATAAGAATAGATATTAGAGGTATTAATAATATACGTACTATCTTTACGTATTTAAATTAATATAATATTTTAAAATCTAAGTGACATGAATTAGCATTAGTTATCATAGAATTTCTAATGCTATTATTTTTAATTGTAAATCTAGCATCTATGATAGTATATATTAAAGACAAAATATCAGAAGAAGTTATATTTAAAACTAACGAAGTATCTGTAGTATATGGAAATGAATTAATATTTAAAAGACAGAAAGCATCTAAGATATTAGCAGATGCTTTAAGTAATTCGATATTATTCTTAGTACATAGAGAAGCATCACATTTCATATCATATTCAGCAGAAATAGATCATTCTATTGTAACATTAACTAAAAATTTAATTGCAGTAGTATTTGATTTAGATGATGCTGAGTATAATAAGAAATACTTAGAGTACATGTATATTTGTAATAAGTTTATCAATGAGATCAAGAACACTTCGAATAGTAGTTTATGATAGAGAAAGAGAATGGTTAATTCCAAAAACTACATTCATATCATGGGTAAATGGACAATTAGTAATTCAATCGGTAACATCAAAGACAAGAGCTGAAATACAAGAATTTTTACGTGAAAACAATATACGCGTTATAGAACTTGTAGATTCAAAAGAATTAATAATTGAACCATTAGAAGTTGAAGAACTATCAATATCTGAAGCAAATATATCAACATCAGACTTATTAAATAGTATTCATGATGAAGAGTTTTAACTTAAAGATTATCATTTATGACTTTAAGAATAACCGTAGAATGTACAACGTATAATGTAACAATAAATATCATATGTTCACAAGATGTAGAAGTATCACAATCAGACACAGATATTACAATTCTAGTAAGATCAGTGAAAGTAAGAGAAAAGATAATATCTTTTTTCAAATTTACACGTATAGCAGTAAAAGAGAGTCCTGTATTGCATAAACTTGTAATACCAAAAGAATCAAAGAAAGTATTTGTAAAATTAGTATGAGTTTAGATGAGCTTTGTAGTCCCCGGTAGGAGGATAGGACTGGTCAAGAGCGGAATCTAGCATAAGTTTTAGTTTAATTATTAGAAATAGCATTATTACATTCATGAGAAAAACATTCGTAACCCAAAAAGAAATTAAACGTTATATTAAACGTAGAGCTACATTAGAAAAAATATTTTATATTGTATCTTTCTTTGTAGTACCATTTGTATTTTATATTGCTGCAAGACATAAGTATCTATTCGATGATGTAGATGATAAAGATTTGCAGTTGTATTTAGATGCAGAACGAAGATATGCTATTGTAACTATAATCTGGTTACTATCAATAATAGCAATACTCTTATTAATTGTAGTTGTAAAGATTTGATCGCCATATATTGAGAATGAGCCTTTGTCTATCGGGGATGAACTCTAATTCATCTCCGATAATTCAAAGTCAATATGAGCCAATGCAAACGTTTTAAATGGGATTTGCTAGGCTTACTCTAGTATGGATCGAATTAAGTAAACAAAAAGTAAACGCAAAATTTAATATTCGTAATTGTAAGTGCAATAGAAAAAATATGGAATATGCAAAAGAGTTCTTAAAAGAGTTTAAAGTTGATACAGGACAAACGTATATTGTTGTACCTGTAGATGGAAAACTACATGAAGTGCCATTAAGCAGAAAAAATACAAACAAAAAATATTTTGCAATGGTTCAAGCAGAAGAATCATCTATAAGAGGATTTCAATGTTCTGCAATAGAATGTGATTTTAAACATTTAGATGACTGTATAGGTTGTCGTTGTTTACCTGGAGGACGAAAAGATAATAAAGCAGTAGTATTTAAAATAGAATATATTTATCAAAAGTATTAACAATGTAATTAGAAAAAGACAAGAGAAGCAATGATTGTACATTTTATTATTTTATGGTTTGCAATAACATTACTAATAGTATTAGTTATGTTCTTAGTAGATGAGATAGGTTATATATATATCATCGAACGGAAATGGTTTGGTATGTTCAAATAATGGTAACATTAGTATTATCGTTATTTGTTTTAAGTGGAATCGTATTAATTGGATTGTCAATTGAATCATTTTGTTCAGTTGTAGGTTTATTACAAGACGCATCTGTATCTGCATTATCACCGAGATAAGTATTTGATTATTAGGTTAAATCAAAATTAATGCTTATCTTTGTAGACTTTATGATGTTTGAGTTTCAAACGTAGTTATTAATCTATTTATTAATCTTTCTTATATTATGGCGAAAAAAGAAAATCTAAAAGAATTTGTTATTCAACAAAGTGATATTGATAAAGCTCTTAAATATCACTTATCTAAAGCTATTAATCATAGTAATCCTACAAGTAAGGATCATTCTGACTTAGCTAATCATCTTAATCGTGAGGAATTTTACAGTTATGTTATTGAAACTGTAAAACGTAGAGTTCGTCCTTATGATGGATTTAGAAAAATTCTTGAACCTGTTATAGACAGTCTGTTTTGTGATAAACCTTCTATTTCCATTAAAATGGTAGATATTGAAGGTGGTATTACTTATAGAACTGCAAACTGTAATGGTCTTAAATAAATGAGTGGTGAATGTAATAATTGCGAAACTAGGCAACGTTTGGGTAAAGATCCTCGTTGTCTAGTTTGTATTTACTTTAATGCTGCAATATTTAATACCGGTATTCCAAATACTATAATTGAGCATCAAGAAACTAAAGTAGAAAAAGCTATTAATGAAGCTAAAGAATTAAGACGTAAACTTAAAATTAATAATGAATCTACTGAAGTTAAAGATGTTAAGAAGGTAATTGATTCTATTAATTATAGTAAGTCTTTTACTCAAATATGTAAAGATAAATCTAAACATTGGAAAGAACTTGGATTAGATATTGAAGAAGTATTTGCAATTAAAGAGGATACTATAAATGATATTGATAATGCTGAAGAAGTTAAAGATTGGTATTATTTTATATTCCCTGGTGCAAATAAACTTAGAAGTAAATATGTTCGCATTTATGGAACTAAAATATCAACGAGAAATATTATTGAGAGAAAGTGCCCTGATTTAGATTATATACAATATGATTCTAAAAAATGGATAACTCCTGCAAAATATACTAATCGTAAACCTTGTGATTGTTATATAGAATGGATGCTATAGATACTCTTAAATATGTTCAACAGATGGTTCTTGCTGATAGAATTAAACAAGGTTATAAAACTACTATTTGTCCTAAATGTTTTAAAGATACATACACTGTATCTCCCGATTATAAAGTTAAAGTTTGTGTCGATTGTGGTTATTATGAATTAACTAAGAACGATAAAACTCAAATTTATGAAGGTGAAGGTGTATTTGCTTTAAATCATAAAGGTAATGGTGGTATATTTCCTATTGAAAAAGGGAATTTTGAAGATTGTCTTAAAGATATACTTATGATTATCTCTGAAAAACTTCATACAAATCTTGATAATGTTGATGATTGTGTTCTGCATTCTATTAAAAATGGAAAAGTTGTTACTATTGATTTTAAAGGTATGTTATAAATTTTACGAAGTTCCGCACGCGACCAGTTCTATTCCCCTACTGGGGTTTGCTGAGTTCCACAATGTGTAACTTGTAATACTAAAACTAATATTATGATAGATATTGATTTTAATATTGGCGATAGAGTTATTACTTCTAGAGGAATCTATGGTACTGTAATTTCTATTGATAGAAATGCAAATACATCTCAAGTAAATATTGGTAATAAAACTGTCACACTGTATAATAATCAATTATGGTCTATTAGAAATAGAATTTCTGTTGTTTGTTATTATACAGATGGTTATGAAAATTATAATAAGCTAATTACTTTACCTAAACAATTTAAATTATATGACTTTACTAAGCCATTAGATAATGAATTGTTAGATTATTGTAAAAAGACTATTACTAAAAGTATTAAAGGTATTTTTACTATTACTAAAATTGAAATTTAAATATATGAAAGCAAATCTTACTTATTCTATTATTTCTGCTGAATTAAAGCAAGGAATGTATTTGTTAGTCAATGATCATCTTGGCTATATTAGTAGAATGAATGCTGAAAAAGCTATTATTTCATTCTATTATGAAGATGGTAAAGTTATTAAACTTGGTAAACAAGAAATGACTCGTGAAGATGCTATATCTACTTATAGCACATCTGTAATCAAATTGATTGCTATTGTTGATGGTAATCCTGTTTCTGTAAATCATCAAAATTATAAGAAAATATTCTCACCTATGCTTACATTTGAAAAAGGTGCTGATGAATCTTATATTTCTCAATTCATTAAAACTAAAGAATGGGTTAATCCCATTTATGGTGATATTTCTCCTGTTTATTCTATGTTGAAAGTGGGAGATATTGTAAATATTATAAGTTTACCTATTGTAGATGCTTATAGTCTTTATGATCCTATGAAGCGCCTTGTTAGAGTTAAATCTAAAAAAGGTAATTCTAAATATGTCGTTATTCGTATGGATAATGAATGTGAAGATGATTTTGAAATTACAGTAGATCGTACTGATGTTGTTTTGGGAGATAAAGATAAATATGATTTATTCAATATGAATTTTGATGCGTTAAAAAATCTAGTTGCAAGTGGTGAAGCTAAAACGGTTGAAGCTAAAGGTAGAACTCAAAAGGAATCTAATCCTAATGGTAATGCCTTTTATCGTATTCATAAGAGTAAATGGCATGCCACTTATGATAGACTTCCAGGAAATGATTATTATCAATGGCTTGCCGTTCGTGATGCTAATGATTCAGAAAATGAAGCAAGACTTGTTGTTCCTATATCTATTCCATTAACTAATATCCCTAAACATCAATTTAGTGGATATGATAATGAATATTGGATTCCAGGTACTGTTCGTGAAATGGATAAAGCTAAAGCTGATGGTAAGAATTTTGTTCCATTTAGAGAAGGTCTTCCTATTTTTGGTAAACTTACTGAAACTGTTATTGATGGTAAAACGTTTACTTATTTCCTTCTTGATAATGTTAAACAAGAATCTATTAATCATTACATCTACAAGCATCGGGACATTACCGAGGAACGCCGGAGTGAATTAACTATTAACAAGCTCCCTACGCTTTAATAGAACGTCATAGAAGCATTTTTGTATTAAAGTGGACTAATAGGTTCACTTTAATACAAAGTGTCTATATAAGCCTAAAATGAACTAAAATGAGGATAGTTAAAATCGAAGTACCTGTTTATAGGTATACTGAACTTATTGATAGTACTAAAGAAGTTGTTAAAGATCGTATTCTTAGTGTTATACGTAATGATCAAAGCTTTATTAATTCTGTTACGCATACTCTTAATGATTTAGGTATTGAAGAAGCTAAGGTTTATTATAATTTTGGTAATTATCAAAGAGATGGTATTTGTTTTACTGGTAGTATTACGTGGAATAAAGCTATTGAGATTCTTTATATTAAAGAAAGTATTGCTAAGTTAGATAAAGATTTTATTAAGTCTTGTGAAGATTGTATTTATTCTATTAATTTTTATAAATTTAATAGACTGTATAATCATTGGGATACAGTTATTATTGGATTTGAAGATAGTAGCTGGATGTATGCTGAGGATTTTACTAAGCTTAAAGATATATTTCTTACTTGGTATAAAGCTCTTTGTAATAAGTTTGAACATCAAGGTTATAAATGGTTTTATGAGATTAGTGAAGAAGATATTGTTGAGTATTGTAATAATAATAATATAGAATTTACAGCTAATGGAGATGTCTTTGTTGAATCTAATTAAACCTTATGAAGATATTAGTATTGCTTTTCAAAGGTATCTTTTGCAAGTTACTAATGGTAATGGCAATTTTATTGATTTTGCTACCAATTTTTCTTGGAGGATGCAATTGGGCATGGTATTGGAATTTCTTGATGTTGTTTATAATATCACAATTGCTATATTTCCTAGTGGAGGAGCAGTTATACGAGTTATTAATGAACGACAATATATTTGTGACGTATTTACTTGTGACAATCCTATGCATCCGCTTGTTCGATATTACAATACTATTGACGTGGCTTTTAAGTATATTTTAAAACCATTTTGATTATGCAAAAAGTAGAAATTAAACTTATTGGTTCTGAAATTAGTGGTGATATTTATATTACTAAAAAAGGTACTTATCTTTGTGATGTAAATTTTAATCCTGATAATCCTTATCTTCATACTATGACGCGTAATGATTTTGATGGAGAACCGAATATTCCTGTTAAAGATGATATTGAATTTATAATTGTTAATAAGTTTAGTTATGAGTGAGTTTAATAAAGCTGCTTTACTCAATAGTGCTAAACGAATTAATGTTTCATATTTCAAAGAACAACAAGAAGATGCTATTAATGCTATTTGGCAATGGTGGCAATCTACAAGTGTTACTTTTACTCTTAGTGGTTATGCTGGTACTGGTAAAACTTTTATTATGCGACATCTTGTTCGTTATCTTATTACAGAAAAAGTTTGTGTAACCGCACCTACACATAAGGCTCTTCGAGTATTAGAAAATAGTTCTGGTCGTAAAGGTATGACTATTCAATCTCTTTGTGGTCTTAGACCTGATGTAGATATTGAAGATTATAATATTGAGAATCCTTCTTTTAAAGTCATTGGTGAACAAAAAATGCGTAATTATAAACTTGTTATTGTAGACGAATGTTCTATGGTTAATCCAGGTTTATTTACGTTACTTGTGAAGACGGCTATGCAATGTCGATGTAAACTTTTGTTTTTAGGTGATGAACTTCAGATCCCTTATGTTGTTACAAAAAATAAAGGAGAAGAAGATTCTTATAATCGTATTAGTCCTGCTTTTACTCATACTGATCATCAATTTCGTTTAACTCAAATTGTTCGTCAAGAAGCTGGTAATCCTCTTCTTGAATTATTTGGTATTATTCGTTCTGATTTGATTAATGGTACTCAAAACTTTTATCAGTATATTATTCAAAATCGTGAAGAAGTTAATGCTATTGGTGAAGGTTTTACCATTCTAAATAAATTTGATTTTCGTAATAAAGTTATTGAAATGTTTAGTTCTGATAATTTTAGTCGAAATCTTAATTATGTTAGACTTATTGCTTTTACTAATGATTGTATTGGATTTTGGAATACTTTTATTCGTGATGGTGTTTTAAATAATCCTCAAGGTATGATAACTAAAGACGATATGTTTACTGCATATCGTACTGTATTTGATGAATACAAATCTCCTATTATTATTAATAGTGAAGATTATATTGTTCATGACGTACGTTATTATGTTGCAGATAATGGTCTTTCCTGTTATTGTATTACACTTAGATCTGCTTTTGATGGTAAAATTACTCCCATGTTTAAAATCATTGATTTTTGGGATTCTACTAATATGGATAACTTTGGTGTCATGATTAATGCAATTCATTATAAAGCTCTTACTGGTACTGATCGTAGTAGATGGTTTAGATACTTTAGATTTAAAGATATTCATCTTACTATGACCGACTTTAGACTTAATGCTGCTAATAAGAATAGACTTGTTGCTAAAGATATTGATTATGGCTACGGTATTACTGCTCACAAATCTCAGGGTTCTACATTTGAAAATGTTTGCATTGATCTTGATGATATTATTTATTTTCAAACTAAATGGGGTAAACGTATTAGACGTAATCCTAGTGAAGCTCTTAGACTTCTTTATGTTGCTATGAGTAGAGCTACTAAACACGCTTATTTAAAATTATGAGTAAAAATGTTAGACTTAGTGAAAAACATGGAGTTAATCCAAGTATTACTGTTTGTCCTATTTGTAGTAAAGAAACAGGTATTGCTCTATTAGGTAAACTTAAAGGAGATAAAGAAGCTCCTAGAAAAATTATAGGAGATCTTTGTGATGATTGCATTTCTAAATTAGGTAATGATAAAATTTATATTCTTGCTATAAATGATCAAGGGTGTAGTACAAAATCTATTATTATTGAAAGATCTGCACTTAATATTCCTATTAAGGGTTATATAACTCTTATGAAAGAAAATGAATTTGATAAAGTATTTAAACATTAAATTATGCTTACTAAAGAAGAACAAATTCAGAATATAGATAAACTTTTTGTCCTTAAAGAATGTTGGGCAGGTTTTTGTGGTATGGGTAGTAATCAACGCATTATTAATAATCGTTGGATGGTTCCCATTACTTGGGTAGCTGAACAATGTTCTATGAGTGCTGTTCAAGTTCTTGAAGAACATTTATTTGCTAGTGGTTTAAATGTAGATAGTGTTGGTAAAATGGATTTCTTGAGAGATTATGCTAATAAAAAAGGATATGATCTTACAGCAGTTGTTTGTTCAACACTTAGATACGAAGATGGGAGTATAGTTTATGCCGATACAACCGAAGCTAATAGAAAGTAATACGATTAAATACAAATATGTTCATTTAAAAAGAAATGGATTTCTTTGTAAACGTGTTACTTATCAAGAATATAAAATAGATTATGGTATTACTTCTGATGAATATGATGATCTCGATATTGGTTATGAAATCACATATGCATTTGGGGTTTTATTTATTCCTGAAACTATGGCTCTTGATATGTTTGATATTCAAGATTGATGCAAAATGTTGCACGCTTCCACACCTTGTTCCCTACTGGGGTTTTCTAAATTTTACTAAATATTATTGATATGCTTATTACACAAGAAGAATATGATACGCTAGGTGAAGCTGAATATATGATTGATGATATTCTTATTTTAGCTACTCCAATTACTTATGGTAATTTTTGTGATGCTAATGAATTTATATCCAATAGATATTCTTTAGATGCGGAAGGATATGATGTTGTATTTTGTTATACAGAACATATTTTTATGCCTAGATATTTATTTGAAACTATTTCTAGTAAAAGTGAATATTAGATGACAAATAGATTTTCTAATATGTTTGATGATGTTTCTGATAATCAACGTGAAGATGAATATTGTGATAAATGTGAGTTATGTATAAGGAACTCTCTAATCCCCAGTAGGGGACAAGGACTGGAAGGGAGCGGAACTATTATGCACTTAGTTACTGCTCCTAGTCCTGCTGATAGAAAGACTAAATATGTTCTTAGTGGTCGTACAGGTGCATTTATTAGACGTATTCTTGAAGATAAGAAATTACTTGCATTATCTTATATTACTTCTGTTGTTAAATGTGGAACATATCAAACTGTAAATAGTAAAGCTATTACTGAATGTTTTCCTAGACTTCAAAAAGAAATTGCTAGAGTTGAACCTAGTATGTTTATTACTTATGGAAAAGATCCTTATTTTATCATTAGTGGTGGTAAGAAAGTTCCTAAAAATGGTGAAGGAATTGATATGCTTCCTAATGGCAAAATTCATATCTATACTATAAGTCTTGAACAAATGCGTAAAATTAATGATTATAGTTATCTTGATCGTGCTTATGATACAGCTGTTATAGCTTATCGTAAATTTGTTAATCAATGGGTTATTCTTAAATGAATGCTAAATCTCCTACAACTAGCTGGATTTATGATATTGAGATTTATCCTAATATGTTTGAAGTTAGCTTCATTCCTTATGGTATTCCTCAAGATGTCATTAATTTATATATTGCTGCGGATATTGCAAAGAATGTACAAGATAAAAAAGCAATTCTTGATGCTATTGGTGCTAAAACATTTATAATATTTCGTGCTTGGCATGAAGATAAATATGAACGTCAGAATTTTACACCTGCGTCTTGGGATGATTCTAATAATATTAGTAGTGGTATTGAAGGTCTATATATGTTTTTTAAAACTCATAAGATTATCATAGGATATAATAGTTTTAACTATGATATGACTATGCTTGATATATTTATTCATTATGCTCCTACATTTGATTGGAAGACTGGTCTTCGAGAAGATGTTCATGGTGTAAAACAGCATATAACTGAATTTATGTTTGAGTATTCTCAAAAAGCTGTTGATAAGGATATGGGTGGTAAAACATATCGTAGACTTCTTGATTTTTATAAAGGTCGTAGATATTTTCGTCCTTTTACTGATTTTGATATTCAAAAGATTCTTTATCTTGATGCTACCTTTGTTGCACTTAAAGCTGTAATGATTGTGCTTAAATGGTATCGTATTCAAGATTTACCTATTCATTGGAGTTATCGTATTAAAAGAGAAGAAATAGAACTTGTCACTGATTATAATATTAATGATGTTCTAGGTACTGATGCTCTTGTTAAAAATCAACAGAAAGAACTTGATCTTCGTGCTAAGTTAAGTGAAATGTATGGTATTGATTTACGTAATATGTCACGTAGTTCTATTGGTAAGAATCTTATGACTAAGTTCTATTCTGAATGGTCAGGTATGCCTTCTTATGAGTTTGTTGACCTTAGAACTGAAAGAAGTGCTGTACCTATTAAGAAAATTATAAAAGATAGTATTACTTTTAAAACTCCTTTTTATAGAACTATTCTTAACAATATTCAGAGATATAGTATTTTCATCGGTATTGGTGCTGCAAAGCAAAGTGAATTGAGAAAAGAAAATATTGGTGATATTACTATTACTACTTGGAAAAAGAGTTTTCAATCTTTAGAATTTCTTTCTCATGATAAAGGCTATACTATGGCAAAAGGAGGTCTTCATAGTAAAGATGATCCTAAAGTCATTTGGGCTGAACCTAATGAAATTCTTGCAGATCCTGATGTAAATTCAATGTATCCTAGCTTTATTGTTGAGTATGGTGTTAGTCCTCATCATTTATCTTCTAAAGTATTTTTGGGTATTGTCGAATGGCTTAGAACTACTCGACTTGATGCAAAACACAATGGTCGTAAGTTAGAAGCTGATGCTCTTAAGATTGTGATTAATCGTATCTATGGTGCTTTAAATGATGCTATGGATTATCTTTATGATCCTGAATGTACTTATACTGTAACGATTAATCTGCAATTGTTATTATGTAATCTGATAGAAGCATTTGAACTCAATAAATTTGAAGTCCTTTCTGCTAATACAGATGGTTTACTTATAAGACTTCCTATTGATCGTAAAGGTATATTTGATCATATTTGTAAAGAATGGGAAGAATATAGTAAACTTACTCTTGAAACTGAGAAATTTGAAAAGTATTGTAGAAGTGCTGTTAATGATTATATTGCTGTTGGATATGGTTTCTATGATGCTTTGCAATCCTATAATCGTAGAGGTAGTTGGACTGATAATAAAGGTAAAGTTTATACTTCTAAAGCTGCAATTGAGAATAAATTTATTAAATATAAAGGCTATTTTCTTCAAGAACCTGAATACAATAAAGGTTATGAATATCCTGTTGTAAAGAAAGCTCTTAAAGAATATTTTCTTTATGGTGTTGATATAACTGAATTTATTAAAAACTATATTAATACTTCTAAAACTGCTATTTATGATTATTGTTTTAGTCAAAAAGTTGCTAGTAAATATACAACTATTTATAAGACAATTAAAGATGGTAAACCTGTTTGGCTTAAATGTCAAAAACATAATCGCTTTTATATTTGTAAATCTGGTGGTGGCGCTATAACAAAAGCTATTGTTCAAAATTCTGATAATATTACTTATGGAGAAGATATTAGCGATTGTATTATAACTGATGAGAAAGCTCTTGTTGCTGGACAGAAAGTAACTTTATTTAATGATTATGAATACAAAGATGATTATAATATTCATTTTGGATTTTATATTAATGAAGCTAATAAGATTCTTTATGGTAACGGTAAAACAGGTAAAGGTGAACGTAGAGGTATTAATAATAATAGCAGTAATTTGTTTGGTTGGTAAGATATGAAACGTGATAGAGCCTTAGTTTATAAAGCATTTTATACTAATAGATTTACAGCAAATAAAGCTGTAGCTGTTATGTATTTATATGATGCATTAGATGATTTCTTTACTAAATATTCTTTTAATAGTAAAGATATTAAAGATTATGATCACAATCAAATGAGTAAACATATTGTTTTTGATCTATGTCGTATTCTTGGTGATGCTGGTTATAGATTGTATGAATTATTAACTGATTATATTGATGATTTATATAATCGTAATGAAATTGAAATGTGCGCTAGAGCTATTTCAGAAACTATTAAATTAGCTGATGTTAATTAAGATATATGAAAGAATATAATATTTCTGAAAAATATAAACGTATTTATCAAGGTATTCTTAAATGGAAACAAGCTGGTTATAAAGGTTTATTTCAATATACAGAACGTATGGATATTCCTCTTGTAATTAGTGAAGTTATTCAACATATAAATTTACAACAATATGAATCAGATGTTGAAGCTTATGTATATATTGTTGTTTCTAATAATTCTATTAAGGATGCACTTCGTAAATATATAACTTCGTCTTCTATTATAATTGAAGATGCTAATGGTTTTATACAACATATTACAAGCGGGTATAAAGGTAAAGATCTTTTATATTGTGATACATTTATTATGCTTGATTGTACTAATAGTATTTATCATGATAAAGATACTTATTTCAAGAAGTTGAAGAAAGTAGCTGCTGATAGATTTCTATTTGTTACTACTAAAAAGATTCCTGAGAATATATTAAAAGCATTTACTTCTCTTGGTATTCCAGTTGTCGATATTATAACTAAAGGTGTTGCTTTGGAAGAAGGTTGGATTTCTCCTTATGTTATATATAATGTTGGAATTGATTTTACTAATGAAGAAAAAGAACTATATAAACAGCTTACTGAACAAATTAGTTCTATGCTTTCTATATTTAAAGGTAAAGCTAAGATGGTGAATTATGAATTTAAAAAATTTACTCATCTTAAAATGGATATGGTTGAAGATGATATGGCTTTAATTAAAGCTTGTCATCAAGGGGTTAATTATGTAAATAATCTTACTGATAAAGTAGAGCATATACATAGTGAAACAGTACGTTCTATGATTGCAGAGATTATGGGTTGGAAAAATGATCTTGATCTTTCTAATGATTATAATAAGCAAGTAGAAATGTATTGGAATCCTGATAATATTCTTACACGTACTAAAGCATTTACTGATGCTATAGAAAAGCGTTTAGAATTATATAATAATAATCTTAATAAACGAGAAGCTATTGCTACTATTATTAAGAATATTAAAGGTAAAGGTCTTGTTCTAAGTAAGACTCGTTCTATTACGAATTATGTTGAAACTTTAGATCATTGTATGTGTTGGTATAAAGGTATATCTTCGAGAATATGTTATGATTTTCAAGGTAATCCTTATTTATATGCTAGTGGGGCAAAGAAAGGTGAACCTAAAGTATTTGGTGAAGCTGGTATTCGTAAAGAATGTATTAAACATTTAGAACATGGTGATATTTCAATTATTGCTACTGATGAAGTTGCTAATTCGGTTTTTGATATGGAAGGTCTTACTACTATTATATGTACCTCTCCATATTGCAAGCCATTTAAGACTATATCAGACGATAAAATAGAACAACCATATATAAATAAGCCTACCTTAATAATATGGCTTTATATGCGAGATTTCACACTCAATTCGGACGATTATAAAACGTCAAAAGAGAAAGAAAAGCTAGTTGATGCACAACGTAGTTTTACTACTGATATTGTGTGGGCAAATGGCATTAAAGATGTTAAATTTTAATTTTTTGCTGATTTAGTTATAGCTATTGTTGCTAATATCAGAATTAATATCTACTTTTACCAATGGAAAATAAAGACAACAAATCAAACGAAATGAGTGAAGAAGTTATTACAAATGATGCTACGAAAGACAGTGTTAATGCAAGTGTAGTTAAAACTGATTCTACTAATGCTATTACACAAGCAAATAAAGATGTAATTACTCGTAATCTCGCTGTTCTTGGTGAATATAGAACTTTTGCTGAAAGTTTAATTAATACTGATCTTGGTGCGAGATTTAAAGAAAATGTTGTTAAAGATGGAATTGCCACTGAAGTTATTAACATTGATAACATGGTTACTTGTTTATTAACTGGGCAAGAATTAGGTCTTTCTCCAATGACTTCTCTCGCTTATGGTCGTAATCTTAATCTCGACGCTATTCAAAAGGTTGAACTTGGTAAAACTCTTGGTCTTTCTGTTACCGCTTCTTTAAAGAATATTTTCTGTTTTGAAAGTGGTGGTACTAGACAAGTTTATACCGGCATCAATGTTGTTGAGGGATGTCTTAATAAACATCATATTGATATTGATATTGATGAAGATTTTGTTCCTGTGTATAAATATTTCAATTTACAACTTGACAAACCTATTATCGAATTTAATCCTGATCGTCATATTGATGTAGATGAATATAATGATGATTATGTTAGAGCTGCAATGGCTGAAAAAGGTATGGTTCCTGTTAGTCGTGTTATTGACACTTATCGTACTACTGTTTCACTTATTAGAAAAGGTAAGAAAACTACTATTTCTTATACTCTTCAAGAGGCTATAGATGCAGGTCTTAAATCTGGTAAAAATTCTATAACTGGAGCTGATGTTAAAGGTAAAGATAATTGGGATAAACATACACGTGCGCTTATGAGAAAAATGGCAATTATGCTTGCTGCACGTATCTGCGCTAATGATATTCTTAATGGTATGTATTGTGATGTAGAACTTAAAGAAGTTAAATCACTTAATGATGATACTATTGATATTCAATACGTAGAAGCAGATGATAACGCTAATTATTAAAAATTAAATACCGTTTGTGGTAATTATATTGCAAACATCTATCTTACATAAACTATTAATAAAGTTAAAGTCATGGAAAAAATGAATTTTGATTTCTTGAAAGCTGGTATCAATGAAGGTCGTTTTGAAACTGTAGCTAAAGCTGCTAAAGTGAGTGATGAAATTCGTCCGGAGCTTGTTGTTAATATCTCTATAAATAAGATGTGTATTAACGGTCTTGCTTCTAAAATGTTGAACATTGAAACGGGAGACTATATGAAAGCTATGGTCTTAACTGCTGATCAATGTGAAAATGATATTAATAAGAAGTTCTTCATCATGGTATCTAAGGTAAAAACTGATGATATGATGACGTTAGCTGCTGTTGGTAAAGCTAAAGGAACCGGTCGTAAATTGTTCTGCTCGTATGCAGCTTGCTACTCTCAGTTTTTGCAGAATACAGTAGATGCACAAGCTATCACTGCTGATAAGCTGGCTGAACTTGGTTATGCTTATGGAATTGATAAAAAAGATTCTGAAGGTAAACCTTACACGAAGTACACTGCAAATCGTGAAGTTCACTACGAACTTGTTGATACTGGTATTGACTATCCGAACTCTGACGGTTCTATGTTACGTATCTGGGCTTGTGTTAATGCTCAAGTTATTGAGCGTCCATATGATCCTTCTGTTGAAGCTGAACAAGCAGCTGATGAGGCAGAAGAGAAGCATGATGCTCCCGTAGCTGTTGAGGATGCGCCGGTAGCAGAAGCTGAGGTAGCTCAAGAAGCAAAAGCTGAAAATGAAGATATTTAATCTTCTATAAGTAATCCATTGATTTGGAATCTATCTTACAAAAGGAGGAACTAACAAGGTTCCTCTTTTTTTTACTCTTTAAATTATTTATAAAATGAGTGAAGTAAATAAAAGTCAAGTTGGTGTTATTAATTTTGGTGAAGTTGTTGTTACCCAAGATAAGAAGTTTAAACCTCGTGAAGAGTTCAACAATTTATGTCAAGCTCATCTTGTATCTGTAGAGATTAAAGATACCGAAACTCCAAAAGTAGATGAAAATGGAATAGCTTCCACGTATGAATATGCGGGTATTCCGGTTCCTACTATTGTATTCCGTTATAAAGAAGAGCCTATTCCGGGTGATGAAGTTGATCGTTTCTATACTGATTCTTTTCGTATAGTTACAACTCGTAAAACTGATGGAACGGCTGTAGATGTTAAAACATTTACTTCTATTGTAACTGAAACTTATCGCAATTGTCGTCATCGTCTTGATGCTTATATTGGTTGTCCTAATTTTGTTGAACCTGGTTTTCCTCAACCTATTGATATGAATGCCGGTATCAATGAACGTATTGCTCAATGGAAAGCTTTCTGTGAGTTTTTCGTTAAAGCATTTAATGCCGGTAAAGATGGTAAACCTGTATTCTTAGATGAAAAAGGTGAACCTATTGTTGTTTGGATGAAACTTCTTGCTCACTATGGAGATCGTAAATATCTTTGTACTCCGAGCTTTGTTGGTCAAGGTTATATTGAACGTGTTATTAACGGTAAAAAACCTTCTATTGAAATTCTTCCAGGTGAAACTGTTGAACTTTCAAAAGATGCTAACAAAGATGAAAAACCAAATAGTGCTGCTGCTGAAGCCGGAGTTGCTATGGATTACGGTCAAGGTCAAGGTGTAAATGCTGATACTATTAATGCCTTAAAGAATCGCTATGCTGGTAACGGTGGTGGAATTGGAAAATATTAAGATGTAACTTAGACTTTTGAAGAGGGTGGAGAAATCTACCCTCTTTTTTTTGTTTCTATTAGTTTTGTGCTTAGTGTTGCAAACGTTCCGCTCTCGACCACACTCTTGTTCCCTACTGGGGGCTGCAAATGCTACAAAAGATGTAAATATGTGGAGTACAAGTGATAAAGATTATATTTTGAATACACTTGATCAAGTACATATTTATTCTGTCTTTCTTAATATTCCTGAAACAGAGATAAATAATTGTATTTGTTTACGCAATTATAAAATCTCTAATCCTCTTCGTTATGATCCTAATCCTTCTGTTAGTTTTAAATGGTATGGTAATAAGTTAATTTTTCGTGATTTTGCTGATTATCGTTATAGAGGTGATGTGTTCGAAATTGTAGGTTTAGTTCTTAAAAAGAATTGTGCTAATAACAAAGATTTTGTTGATATTTGTTCTCATATCATAGAATATGCTTCTGATGTGCAGAATGATTCACCTTATATTAATCGTGTTTATCAAAGTCAAAATAGAATTATTAATAATGAACTTCGTATTATTACAACTGTAAATCGTAAAGCATCTTTTTATGATTACAAGTATTATAATCAATTTGGTATTACCAATGATCTAGTTGATAGATTTGTTAAAGTAGTTGAATCTTTTAAGATTGATGGTGTTAGTAATCCATATTATTATACTCGTCATGATCCTTGTTATGAATATCAAGTTAATGATGGTTGTATTAAACTTTATTTTCCATTTAGAAATAAACATACTGCTAATCGTTTTATTACAAACAATAAATGTCCTCTTGAAAATCTTGATAGTTTAATTAATAGTACTTATAAGTTGATAGTTAAATCTCAAAAGGATAAAATGTTAATGTTACGATTGCTAAAGGAATTGCAGATTAATGATGTTGGAGTTTATGTGATTGCAAGTGAAACTGCTAAACTGCCAAATGATATTGTTGATGTTTTACGAAAAACTACTAAATCTAAAGTATATGTTATGCTGGACACTGATAATACTGGTCTTACTTCTGCTATCGAATATGAAAAGAATTATGGCTTTACAGCTTTGTTTATGACCAAAGGTTATAGTGCTAAAGATCCTACAGATTTAGTTCGTATTACAGATTACAATTTCGTTAAAAAGAAATTTGCTAATATGTATTTAAATGAAATAGTAAATGGTAAAGAAAGAAGAGTTGTGTCCTGATGCACAACGCCTTGTAAGTGAAGGTATTCCATTAAAACGTTTTGATGATAATACTAGATATTTTCTTTATCCTATGAATAAAGAAGATTATAATATTATTATTAAAGCTATTACTGATTTACGTGAGGTAATGAGTAAAATGTCTTATCAAAACGCTCAAATTAAGCTTAGTCAATTCGTACATACTTGGGGATTTAATCCTTTTAAAGAAGGTGCATTTATGGGCGAAACTAAGATTAAGTCTAATGATGACTTTAAAATTATCGAAAGTTTATTTGAAGTTACCCAAGGTAAACTTCATAATAAACAAGCATTAACTGGTAGTTATCAATGTTTCTGTCATAAGAACTTTCAAACTATTGCTTATGCTCCTCATAAAACTATTCGTGATTCTTGGAATTGTATGTTGATTGCTTACAATAATCCAAGTCATGCTATTGTTTTACTTCATAATGTTGATAGTGATGGCAAGCGTATATGGGGATGATACTAGTACTACTCTTTACAAACGTGATGCACTAGGGCGTATCGTGTTTTGGAGGATTGAAACTGATGGAAGCAACGAGAAGGTGTCATACGGCTTGTTTGAGCGACTTTCAGACGTCGGACAAATAATTGTATCAGCTTCAACAAAAACTTCTTATAAGAGCCAAATTAAGCGTAAAATCGACCGAGGATACAAGACAGCCGAGATGTATGGTATTACTAGTGATATGTATGAGAGTGCTAATCAACTTCATGATCTACTAGATAACGTTATTCCTAAATTTGCTACTGATGCGAATAATGTTGATAAACCTATGAAGTGTCAAAAGTGGAAAACTGGCATTTTTGATTATTCTAATGGTGCTTTTGCTGATCCTAAGATTAATGGAGTTCGTTGCACAATAAAATATGAAGCTGTTGATAATGGTTTATTTGGCACAACTTATCAAGTTGTCATTCGTAGTAAAGAAGGTCTTCGTTATAATGTAAAACATATTGAAGATGCTTTTATGACTTACGTTTATTGTACTCCTAATTATAGAAATATTACTTTTGATGGTGAGCTTTATATTAAAGATCAAAAGAATACTACAATTGGTGGTGCTGCACGTAATCCTAAGAATCCTCTTCATAAATATCTTCAATTTGTAAATTTTGATCTTAGCATTCCTGATGTTTCTAATAGAGATCGTTATTATCTTCGTAGAGATATTTTAAGTCATGCTCGGAATAAATCTATAATTTCAAATTCAAATGATATTTTTATTCAGTTCGAACCTGAAGAACATGCCGCTACTAAAAGTGCTAAAATAGTTTCTTTATGTTCTATTAATATTAAAGATGATTCTGATGTTGAAGCTTATAGAGATCGTTGTATTTCAGCAGGTTATGAAGGTTGTGTTGTTCGCTCTAAGATTGCAGAATATAAGTTCGGCTCTCGCCCACAAACTATGATGAAAGCTAAGAAATGTGAAGAAACTGAATGTCTTTGTCTTGATATACTTGTTGATAAAATAACTAAAGTTATTGATGGCAAAGAGATTGCTTATGAATATGCTAAGTTTAAATGTAGGAATGATTTAAATAATGAAATATTTGAAGTTAAACCCACAGCTATATATAATGGAATTGCTGATGAAACTATGACAAGTGATTATATTCTTGGTCATAGAAATCAATTTATCGGTAAAATGCTTGCTATTAAGTTCTATGAAAGAACTGATAAAAAAATTCCATTTAATGCTAATGCATATGGTGTTCGTGATTATGAAAATAATGATGATTAATATATGGAAATAGACAATCCTTTTAAAGATTCTAGTGAAATTGAAGTTCTAGAAAATGAAGAATCAAAAGCTATTAAAGAAATTAATACTTTAACCATTATTAGTGATAAATATAAACCTATTGTTATTAATGGTGTAAGTGTTCCTTCACTTGTTAGAATGGATTCTTCTGATGAACCTTATATTTGTACAACTCCTCGTAAAGTCGAAGATTTATTTAAAGATGAAATTGATTGGCTTAATACCAATATTAATTTTATTCTTGATACTAATGGCGATTTTATTCTTGTTACAAGTGGTAATCAGTTTGTATTTTATCAAACTCTATTGAAGATTCAATATTATATTTATGTTCATAATATTCCTATTGAATTCTTTGATGGTAATAATGAAAACTCTCGTTATTATAAGATTTGGAATATTGGTTATCTTATTGATAATGAAAATTATGATTCAGCTTATACTCCTAAATTTAGAATTACTATTGATTTTAATATGGCTGCCGAAGTTGAATCTCGTGAACATGCTATTAAAATGTTTAATAGATATACTTATAGTTTAGCTAAAGATTTTGTTAAACTTATAGAATATAAAGTTCCTAAAGGAAGTCCTATTGCTAATGCTAAATGTTCAGCTAGATTAATATTTAATTCTATTGAAGCTGTTGAAGAATGGTTAGAGAATGAAGTTATGATTTCTACAGATTCTCCTGTTAATAATAATATATTTTCATTTTTTCCTAAACTTAATCCCTTGTATCTTAATTCTAAAGTTAAGACCACTGATACATTTAGTTTTTATGCTAATCCTAAAGCTTGGATTGCTCAAAATGATTCTGGTAATAACTATAAATCTAAATTCAATATATTATTATTTCCGGAATTTATTGGTGAACTTAATATTACTACTTATCATTCCGCTGCTAAAACGATTGAAGTTGAAATGGAACAACTTTCTAATCGTATTAAAGCTCTTTGTGAAAAATATATCTATAAGAAATCTTAGTTATGGATGCTGTTAGTAGTGTTACTAAAGAAATGTTTCGTAGATACTTCCTAGCAGCTCTTGTTAGTATTGGTATTCCCAATAGTAAAGGCAATGAGTTTTGTGATGAAAATAGTACAATTCGTCTTCAAGATATGTATATTTGTACTGTTATTTCTATGAAAATTGATGATTTTATGGAAGCTATTATTCCAGATTATAAAGGTTGTATGCCTAATAATACTTGGAAAGATATAGTAGATTATAATTTTTCTGATGATTAAATTATGAAAGTTTATTTTAGTAAAATTATTCCTTTTGGTAAGTTTACCGCTATTAATCTATTTGCTAGACTTTATGTTAAAGATAAAGATAGAAGTAGAATTAAATATTTTATTAGAAATCCTCGTCGATATTTTAATCTTATTCAACATGAACGTTCACATACTAAACAACAAAATGATCTTCTTGGTATTTTCTTTTATGTTTGGTATGTTATTGAATGGTTCTTTAAACTCTTTACAGAAGGTAAAGCTTATAAAGAACTTTCTTTTGAAAGAGAAGCTAGAATTAATGAAGTCAATGTAGATGATTATGACGTTAAAGTTCATATCAAAGAAGGTTCTATCCTTATATATTCTATGGGAATTAATACTTCTAATATTATTATTAATAATCTCATTGATGATGCTAAAAATATTGAATATATCGAATTTATACCAATGAAAACTAAAGGTTCTCTTATTAATAGCAAATGGGGAAGTTGGCTGAAATACGTATTTAAGAGATAGTATTATTATTGTTATGTTTTAAGCCGCTAGTCTTAATTGATTAGCGGCTATTTTTGTTTAATTTAAAATTATTATTATGAATTTTGGAGAAGCTATTGAACGTGTTAAAACTCATTCTTATATTGCAAAACGTGCTATTTGGGATGATGATGTGTTTATATTTTCACAAATACCTGCAAATATAAATAAAGAAATTATTCCTAAAATGCAAAGTCTTCCGGAAGTTGTTAAACGTGAAGTTATAGAAGCAGGTTTTGTTTGTCTTAAGTATAAGAATCAAATTTGTAAGTTTGATAATGGTAATATTACTTATTATACACCTGTTAGCGATGATATTTTTGCTGATGATTGGAAAACTAAGAGTGACGGTACTATAGCAAAGTGGGAATATTTATGACACCTAAAAATATAAATTCTGTTATAGATACTATTAAAAGTACTGTATTGTCTGAGAAGAAACTTACTATGTTTAAAGTCACTAGTCTTAATTGACTAGTGACTATTTTTTTGTTTAATCTAAAATTGTATTTATGGAATATGTAGATGATATAATTGAACTTGATGATTATCAAGAACAAGCTCTTAGTACCGATGTGTATCCTGATGATAAATTTAATATTGGATATAAAGCTTTAGGTTTATGTGGTGAAGCTGGAGAAGTATCTGATAAAATTAAAAAAGTATTTAGAGATTGTGATGGTAAATTCGATGAAAATAAAGCTCATGAAATTGCTAAAGAACTTGGAGATGTTCTTTGGTATCTTTCTACATTAGCTTATAAACTTGGTTATAATTTAAGTGAAATTGCTACTATGAATATTTATAAACTTCGTAAACGTATGGAAGAGAATAAAATTCATGGTAATGGAGATAATAGATAAATTATGGCTAAAAAAGATAACGTTAATCATCCTAAACATTATACTTCTGATCCTAGTGGTATAGAATGTATTGATATTACTCGTCATAGAAATTTTAATATAGGTAATACTATTAAATATCTATGGAGAGCTGGTCTTAAAGAAGACAAAGATCGTAAGCTTATTGATAAACAAATTGAAGATCTCAATAAAGCTGTTTGGTATCTTGTAGATGAAATCCATCGTCTTGGTGGTAGATGTACTGTTAAAACTGATTCAATTAATACTTGTTTACCTATTGATAATGAAAGTATTATTGATTCTATTATGAATTATTCTAAAGTTGTTGACGGTATTTGTAAAACTCTTTTAGGTGTTGGTGGTAATAATGATGAATGTAGAGGAATATTACGTCGTACAATTGAAGATCATATTGATTATTGGTATAAAGTTCAAAAAGATGGTGGACAAACTAAACTTGATATGTAATGAAATTTGTTAAACCTATTGCTGTTATTCATACAGCTTACAATTTAAAAGGTGGCTTGCAATTAGCTGAATTTGCGGGTCGTCTTTGTTATAAATCTGAAGGTAAAGCTGGACCTGGAACTTATCAAAAGTTTCTTCTTATGCTTATAGATAAAGGGCATACTTCTATATTAGAGCATTGTCCTATTTATATTACAGGACGTTTAGGTAATATGAATGAATATTCTTATAGTATAGCTACATCTCATTTTTCAAGACATGTAATTGAAAAATCTAAACGAAATTCAAATGATGATGTTTTTTATATTTATAGTAATCTTAGAGTTGTTTATGATATAAATCCTGATTTAGCTAAGCAACTTATTATGACTTCTACTATAGATGGTAATGAAATTTGGAAAGAACATGGTGTTAATTGGTTTGTTCCGGATTTTAATGATCCTTTTGCTCGTATGAGTGCATATATAACTACTCTTAGAAGTATTGTTGATGAACTTGTAAGAGAACGTGTTCAATCTGATGCTGTTGAATCTACTCGTTGGTGTGATTATTCTAATGATACTAAATTTGAAGGTATTACTTTTTGTTTACCTCATTGGATTAATCCTAGTATTTTTGATTCTTGCATGAAGAAATTTTTATCTGAAGTTAAAGAGGCTAATATTAATAAAGATAAAATTGATAAATTATATGATTATGAAGATATAGCTTTTTGTCTTTATTCTAATAGAACAGATCTTGAAGAAAAGCGTTGTTATCATTATATTAGATCAGCTATTCTTGATGAAATCTTATATAATGAAGCTAAAGATGAACTTGAACTTCCTGCGCAAGATGCACGTGAATATTTATTCTTAGGGGTTAAAAGTGAAATATATTATACCGGTTATAATGAAGATTGGGATAATATAATTGAGAAACGACTATATGATAAATATGGTAAAGCTCATAAGAATATGCATGTAATTATGCAACAATGTAAAAATCATCTTGATGTGATTAGAACTTCTCAAAAAACTATTACTGATTCAAATCATGGCAGAGAAAGTAAAAGTGGAGGTGACTAAATTACCTGCTTTTATAGAACTTGATACATATATTAAACATTTTGGTAAACCTAACATTGTGTTTCATATAAATAATTTCAATTATCCTTTATCTTATAACAAACATTTGTCTAAGACTGAAGTTCTAGTTTATAAAGCTCTTGGACAAGCATATAATATTTATCCTGTTAATGAGTTATATGTTAAGGATACTGTTGTTCGTTTTAAAGAAATTGAAGATTATAGTTATTACCAAACTGAATTAAATTTTGATGAATCTGTTTGAAATACAAGCTAAACTTGATAATATATTTAATCAAGTTATAGAAAATGGAGGTGAATTAGATGAATCTCTTGCTTCTGAACTTGAGATTACTCAAGAAGAACTAGATGATAAACTATATGCTTATTCTTTTGTAATAGATAGATATTCTAGTGATATTGCTTTATTGAAACAATACAAAAAAGCACTTGATGATCGTATTGCTAGATTTGAAAAGAATCAAGATAAACTTAAAAATGCTATTGCAGAAGCTGTTTATAAATATGGTGATCCTGTAGTCAAGAAAAATAAAGATACAGGTTTTAAAGAAGAAACTGGAGCTTATTCTTATAAAACTCCTGTTATTACTATTAATGTTCGTAAAACTAAAACTGTTGAAACCGATAATGACTTATATAATCACTTTGCCTTGTCGGTCATCCAGCATATCAGCGATAATTCTATATTAGATATGCCAAATTTGCCTCAAATTAGCGCATTTGCGATCATTAATATATCAAGTGGATTAACAATACCACAAGCAGCCAAGTTACGGGAAATGGCTTCTAATGCAGGAATCCAGATAGACGATTCAGATATTAAAGTTAAAGTATCTAATAAGGAACTTAAAGATATACTTGATACTAACCCTGAAGGTCTTGATGCTTGGACACTTGGTGAAAAAGATGTTGTCACTATTAGAAAGTAATTAACTATTAAAACAAAACTCGTATGCCTTTTGTAAATTATCAAAGACGTTCTCTTATATTTAATGAAATGGGTAAACCTATTAATGATTTAAGTATTGAAGAGGCAATTAAAACTGCTGGATTAGATTATAAAGTTGGTATTAAAGAAACTCGAGTTCGTCTTGCTGACGTTAATGATCCAGATAAATTTCTTCTTTATAAAGTTCCAAATTCTTTTGCTACTTATAGAGAAGATAATAATCATGTATTTGGTGCAGTTGGTTCTAAATATGAAGTTGTTCAAAATTCTGTTGCTCTTGATTTTATTAATCAAGTTTGTAATTATGATAAAACAGTTCGTATTGAAACAGCAGGTGTATATAAAGATGGTGCAAGTATGCTTGTAACTGCAAAATTTCCTGAAGCTATGACTATTGGAAATAATGATCTTATTGATAAGTATTTATTATTTACTAATAGTCATGATGGTTCCGGTTTAATAACTTGTGCTATTACTAATATTCGTGTTATTTGTAATAATATGCTTAATCAAGCTATTAAAAACGCTGATTCAGTATTTGGATTCAAACATACTAAAAATGTTCATAATGCTATCATGAGTGCGGTTGAAAAAATTCGTTCAGCTCATATTTATCATGAAGCTCTTCAAGAATCTATGCAAGCTCTAAAGAATGTTTCTGTTAGTGGTCGAGATGTTAATAAATTTGTTTATGATTTATTTCTTACTGCTGAACAACAAGATCATATGAAATTAAGAACTAACATATATTCTGCTGATAAAGAAGTTATATCTACTAAAACTCAAAATAAAGTTATTGCTGTTCTTGATACAATTGAAAAAGGTATTGGTCAAGAAATGCATAGAGGTAGTATGTTATGGCTTTATAATGGAGTAAATTGCTATATGAATAATGTTGTTGATTATAAGTCATCAGAAGATCGTTTTGAAGCCCTTATTAAACGTACAGCTTGTAAAATTAATCAAAGAGCTTTTGATCTTGCTTTGACTTCTTTAAGAGCTGCATAATGGAAGATCAGAAAACACATACTTGTTATATTGAAATTGATGGTAATGTAATCACTCGTGATGCAAATGGAACTCTTATTAATGAATTTACTGGTAATTGGTCTGTTTTGCATAAAATTTATAGATTTGCTACTATGACTGCTACTGAAAAGCAAAAATATAAACGCATTTCTCCTAATCTTTATATTGGTAATATTAAGTATGTTATGCGACATCCTGGTACTAATCAAAGTTTTATTGTTAATTCTACTCAAATTAAAAAGATTTTACCTTATATTATTAATGTAAATAAAGTTAATTTCGGTGGACTTAGTGAATGTGGTGTTAATAGTGAAATTGATTATTAATCTTCTAAGCATAGTGCTATTACAAGTGCTATGCTTAGTTCCGCTCTTGACCACACCATGCTCCCTACTGGGGTTTGGAAAGCTACTATTAGTGTGTCTAGTGCTAATCGTATTAACATTAATATAAATCATCATAGCCGTATGGTTAAAATGACTTCAATAAAGGCTCATAGAGACATTTTCTTTTACAACATGAGCTAGTTATCGTCTGCCAATAGATAATAAATATATGAAGTTCGTAGGTGGCAAAAAATGGCATTGTGGAGCATTGCAGACCCCGGTAGAGGGATAGATGTGGAACGGGGCGGAGCTTTGCAATGATACGAGTAGGAGCATGAGTAGTATAGACACAAAAAGAGAGAGGACTGACAGTATTATCTGAAAGTCCTCTCTCATTTTTTTTAGTCCAACAACAAGTCTTTACTTATTCATTTCAACAATCAACTGCAATATTGGATTCTGTTGCATATAATATGTATTATTTTTCGGAAGATAAAGAAGCTTATTTTCTTGATTAAGAAGTGGAATAGATTTCTTAAGAGCAATCCAACGTTTATCTTCACCTTTATAAACACCTCTATCGTACATCATTTCTTCATCTTCAACGATAAATGGAGCAATAAGAGTCCAATATAGAAGTCTAGTAACATTAGTTATACTAGTCTCAAAAGGAATAGGAGCTTCCATAGTACGTTTATAGAATGAATAAAGACCCATAGGAGAAGTTTCATAAAGTTCTGTTTGAACACCATAGATTGTATAAGAAGCTAGAGCAAACAGAAGACTTTCATCTAATTCATCGTCATCATCAGATGCTGCATACATAGCACCTGCTATAATGCTAAGACCTACAAAAGTTGCAAGATTAAACATAGCTCTTTTGATATTAGCTTTTTGATTTTGAGGAAGAGTATTATATCTAAAACTAATATCTTTAAACCAATACATAAGACCGATAAATCCATTGAAAACAGCTTTAGCTTTAACAGCAAAGTCTATATCTTCTTCATTTTCCGCAGCTTTATCAATAGTTTCTTTAAATCTATTACGCATATTAGCAGTTATGAACTGTAGCATATCTGTATAAGCACCACTACGATAAGATTCAAGTCTCTCATCATATATGATTTTACCAACACGTTTACCCCAATAACGAATGAAGTTAGGACGAAGCCATTTACGGAATTGAAGTATTACCTCTCCCCACATCTTACCAGATAACATAGATTTATCGAAAGTATTGTAAATACCATGCAAGCTATGATTAACACCTTTAACTTTACCTAAGAATTTAGCAAAATCTTCAAGAGTTATATTACTTCCAGCTTTAATTGAAGCAATACCATCTTTAAGTTCAAAAGCATCATATAAAACTTGATTCTTTTCAAATTCAACTCTAGCATTCTTAAGACCTTCTTTATAAGCTTTAGCAAAATTAGATTTCCATTCGTTAGTAAAGTTATTAGCACGATAAGCAATGAATCGAGAAAGATAATCTATAAATTCAACATTATTACCTTTAACAGATTCTTGTTTATCTTTATATGCTTTATACTTAGTATAAGTCTCATCATCAACCATATCTCTAAAGAGACGTTCTCTAAGCGAGAATACGAATTGATCATAATTCATAATAGTACCTGCAATAATGCGATGAGTTTGCATAGCTGACAAGAAGGTAGCAAATTGTAAATAATGCTCACCAATAGTATTAGGAGCAAACATAACATTATCCCATTTAGACATACCAAGAGAAACAATATTGGTCTTAGTATCAACTCCAGCTTCAATATGATCTTCAAAGATATTACCTGCAAGCTTCATCAATGCAGCATCAAGATTATCACAAGTATATTCTCCAAGTGAAGCCCACAATGAAGGAAGAGCTTTAACATACATTTCATGAGCTTTAAGAAGTGTAGCTCGTGTTGTAAATTCACCTCCAGTAGCTTCACTGACAATATTTATATGACCAGTACCAACATTCTTTAAAGCGGCAGTTAAGTTCATCCACATAAGTGATCTACTGTTAACAGTATGAAGAACATTTAAAATCTGATCAGCAGCACTATTTATACGATTCTTACCTTCAAAAGCATCATAGAATTTCTTAAATCTATCAAATGCTTCTGTTTCTTTACCTTTACGAGAAACAACTTCAGTTTTATGAGTATAAAGAGATAGAATCTTATTAATGACATTTTTACTCTTAACACCATATTCACGAGCTTGAAACTCAGGCATAGCAAGAATAGTTTGTAGAAGATTAAGTTCAGGCTCAAAGTCACGATTAACTTTAATGCGTTTAAGCTGATTAATATAATTAAGAGTAACATTCATAGGATCAAAGTTCATACGATCTCTAATATCACCTAATTGTTTATCAGATAACTCTTTATTATATTCAATAATATCTGCAATAGAAGTAATAGGTTTATAATAACCTCTATGTTTAGCTATTCTATTAGCTTTTTCAATTAGAGCATTATAAGCTTCTTTATTTGTAATAGCATAGAGATCATATTTAATACGACCTATAACTTCTGGACGGTTAAGTGCAGTTGCTTTAAGATAGTATTGGGTCTCTCCACTAAGTGTATTTTTATAATCATCTTCTTGTAACTCATGATAACCGACAAGTTGTTTAAGAGCATTTATATGATTAGCCGATATAAAAGTTGGGAAGAAACTAGCAGATCTAACAGTGTTAGGCATTGCAACATCATTAAGCTCTGCAAACATCTCTTGCATTTCAACCATCATATCAATATCAGAATGCGTAAATTTACTAAATTTAGCGTCTCTATAATTAGCTTTTGCTGTTTGGACTTGAAGAAGAACTCGATTAGTAGTTTGACCTCTAACACTAAGTTTAATATTATTAGCTTCAGCAAATTTCTTACGAATCTTAGATTTATATACACGTTCAATTAGCTTAGTATAATAGTATGCTTCTTCGATGCTAAGATTAGGAAAATACTTCTTAGGATTACTATATACATCTTCAAGATCAAGTTCAAGTCTACCTTTAATAATTTTAGCAGGCATTGAAACATTCATAGTAGAGTATATAGTTTTACTTATAGCATGAATTTTTTTCTTATGTTCTTTCTCAAGTTTAGTAAGAGCATCTTGAGCTTTCTTAACTGTGGCAAAATCATCAGATTCTAACAGAGGCTCTAACTCAGATCTTCTCTTAATATAATCGTCGTATTCACTAGCTTTAGCAATTTGATAATCATAGTTGGCTTTAGTTATATCAAATGGCGTAGCAAGTTGACAATTAGCTTCGTTAATAAATCTAGCTTTAAAATCATTAGAACGAGATTGAGAGAAAGTCATATCCGGTTTACCATTAGATTTCTCTTTATAGAATCTATCATACTTCTTAAATAATTCGAATGTACGTTTATTATTATTTAAAGCAAATTCGGCAGCATTGAGAGTATGGAATTCATATTGAGAAAGAACGGTATCAATGATTGGAATACCGCTTTGAGCAGCAGAATCTAACCATTTAATAACAGTAGATAAATCAAGATTATCACCGAGCATACGACGAATATTTTCTTGAATATCTTTTTCATTTATAGTATAAACGCCAATTTCATCAGCATTGAAACCGTTCTCAACAAGCTTATCTTGAATATACTTAAATTTAGTATTAAAAGCAGGATTATGACTTCTTTGATTAATTAAAAAACCAAAGTAAATCTTAGAAGCATCAACAACTTTACGTTTAAGAGGTATAATCTCAGCATATAAACTTTTAAGATTAAGAAGAGCTTCATTAAATTCTCTAACATTATCTTTAATATTCTGAGAAGCATTTTCAAAACTAGCTTCATCAATAGGATCTAGATCTTCAATATAAGCTTGAGATTTTATAAGACTGCTAAGTTTATTCAGATCAGTAACCCATTGCTTGCGATCAGCAATAGTATCTTTAGTCCAAAGCTTAAATATGGTATTAGTATCCATTGGCATTTGAATAGCTTTAATCATATCTTTAACATTCTCTAGTATATTAGCATTATACTTGAATGTTTCAACATAATTAGGAAGACTATTCATATCTCTACCAAGTCTAGCAATTTCACTTTGGGCTTTAGCATCAAGCTTATCGAGATTAGTATTAAGTTCTCCCATGAGACTCATTTCATCTCTAAGAAGCTTAGTATTTCCAATAGCAGTTTTTTCAATTTCATAAAGAGTATTGATAAATTCAAGGTTTGACATACTAATTCCAGTATTGTCATCCGCTATGAATTCTGTATCTAAGACTTTAGAAAACTTAGGTGTTGAGCTATTAATAGTATGAGCAGTAGTATTAAGATCTTTTTTAATACCAATGTAATCAACTATAATATCATTGATACCATCAGCTTGAATTGCACTAACATTAGCTGGATTTAGCCTTTGAATAAGCCTGTCTAAGCCCTTAAAAAGTTGTCCTTGTATTGTTAATCGTTTCAATTGAGAAAGTGTCTCTCCGTTGCCGATAAGTGCTAAATTTTGGATTTCTGATGGCAATGTATCGGTATCGAAAGTGCCATTGATAATCTCTTGTAATGGAATAGTAGTAATAGCAGAAGTATCAATAAGACCTCTATATGTATCAGATTCATTACCAATATAAATTGTATAATCAGCATTATTTGTAGCAGCATCTATAGCTGAAGTAAGACTATTATGAGTTTCTACATTAGTAACAGATGAATCAAATCTACGATAAAACTTACTCAAAATAGTAGCAAGTTTCTCATATATTTCTTGAGCTTCAATGTTATATTTATAATAATCATTAGCTGTAGTAAGATATTCAGATTTAAACGTTTTATTAATAGGATAATAGAACGTACAATCATTAATATCAAAACGCTTATAAAGCATACCTTCAGGTAATTGAGCTTTATAAGTCTTCTTAAGACCAGTAAGTTCTTTATCAATTACTTTTTCACGAGTCTTAAGATATATATCATCAGCATAACTAGAATTGTTTACATATCTAGTGGGTTCAAATATCATTTGACCAACGATATTCCAAATATCATTATGCTTAACACCAATAGCATTTTTAATAACACTATTAAGAGCATCTTCTATATACTTACGAGTCTCAGGATCAACATCTTTATGCCATTCGTTAGCTACTGCGCCTTTAAGGTCAAATACAGCTTTCGAAAAATTACTTTTAGTAATCTTAGTAAAAGTAGGAGTTTGATCTTTAACTTTACTCTTCTTACCATTAGTATCATAAATATATTCAGGTTTCATATATTTAACGATACGAGTATTCTCTGAATTAGCACGAACAAATGCTTCGATGAAAACATCAAGTTCTTCATTAGTTCTAAGAAGAATATTATCTTCATTCGCTTGACTAGCATAAAGAGCTTCAGCATAGTTATAAAGAGACGCATTTTCTGAACGAAAGTTACTGCCACCATCAGTAATACCTTGTTCTCTCATTGCTAATCTAATATCTCTATCACTAGTACCGTCGATAGATTCAAAACTAATAGAATCAAATTGATCTCCCCATGAAGTCTTATAAGCACTTACATAGTTACCCTCTTTGGTTTTGAATTTACCATAAAGATCAATAGGAATATACTTAGAAAGATTACGACCAAAATCAAGTTTATTAACCCAAAATGCGTATTTAACTAAGTTCTCACCAAGAATACGACAATACTCATCAGGACTATTAATAAGCTGAAAGAATGTATCTCTAGTAAAATCAACATCATCACTTTCCTTAGTTGAAATAGAAATATATCCGGTTCTTACAATTGTACTTTCCATAGTATTAGGGGAAAGCAATGAAAGAATATGATTAGGATTAAGTCTAAGATTACCTTTAGTAACATATTGACCATTTACAGCAACATATCTACCATCAGTAAGTGTATTCTTAACCATAGCTAATTGAATACCAACAGGTAATTCTTTAAACATAGCTATTTTTTCATCATGAGTATAATTTCTACTACCAAGATCATAATACCAATTCTTTAGATTAACATTAGTAAGACCTAAATCAACAACACCTTTGAATTTAAATTCATTAGTTTTTTCGTCTTTAACAATATTAACACATCCTAATAACTTAGCACGTTCAGCAAGAAGTGTTTCCGGGCTTTTACTATCATCATTAAAGAAAGGCATTCGTCTAACTTTATCAATAATAGCATAATTAACAAGAGCCTCTCTAAGTTCAGGATTATTAATCTGTTTAAGTTTAGCCATACAATAATTAATCTTATCTTTAAAAGCAGGATTCTCACTAATGAAAATATCATGAAACATATTAACAGAAATCTCATTAGTAGAATACAATTGTTGTTGAAGAATAGGATAAACACTATCTTCAATTTCCCAATTAGCATTAACAACTGACGGGAATATAGCTTCAATCATTGATTTATCATCAATTCTAAAAGGAGACTTAGGTTTATCAAGTTGAATTACTTTACCATCAGAATCCTTATTTTCAAGAAGGTAATCATTAGCTTTACGCAACCAATTATCAATGACTTCACCTTTATCAGTAATTGCATTTACACTATAGTATTTATAGAGTAATTCATTGCGCATACTTTCAGGAACACCTGCATCTTTAGCATTCTGAATAAGAGTATTAACATTATGCTCAAGCATTGCAATAGATTCAAAGAGCTTATTACTTTCAGAAGTCTTAGGACCAGCCCCTTTCTTTTCAGTAATAAGACATCCTTGAGCACGTTTCATAGCATTTACAGCTTTATCAACGTACATATAATAATCTAAAACTTCAAGTTGTCGATTAAGATAATTAGCATAAGCTTCAAAATCTTTAACTGTATGTTTATAGTTTTGACCTTCTTTAAATAGAGAATCAAGTTCAGTAATAGTTTTAGCTTTATTCTGAATTTTACTATCAACTTCGTACGCAGTAATACCAACCTCACTTGCAAGAGCTTCAATGAATCTAGCCATAGCATAAGTTTGTTTCATGTTTATCGTATGACCATGTTCATGAGCTTTAGCAATTGCCATATTATTAAGATCTTCTTGTGCAAGATATTTACTAAGTTTAGTAATAACATCTTTAAGACCTACATTATCTTGTGTAGTTTCAAAATAATTCTTAGCAAAAGCTTTAAGACTATTACCTTTATTAACAAGAAGTTTACTCATAGTAGCAACAGCGTCAATCATATAATCACTGCGCACATTATGGAAACTAACATTAGTAAAGTTATTAGAATTTTCAATAGACTTAATTGAAATATTCGTAACAAAATCAGTAATAATTTGCTGAGATTCAATAAGAGCAGAATAGATATATCTATTAGTACCTTCAACTTTAGCATTGCCGGCTTTAAGATTAGCATTCCAACTTATAGGGAATGAAGCAAGTAAAGCAGTATTACCGATAGTATATGTATTCATGTTAAACCAAAGATTATCTTTAACAGCATCAAGAATATGAGATGTTAATTCAGAACGCTGTGCAGATATAGGTTCACCATTTATATCAGTCCAAGTACCATAATCATTGTTATAAAGAGAACGACACCAAACAGTAATACTATTAGAAGCTATATCTACTTGAACACTATGTTCACCGTTAGACAATCTTTCATCTTTAAAGCATTTAAGAATCTGTTCTCTAGCCCATTCAGCTTTATTAGGAATATCTTCACTATAGCCTTTAATATCACTGAAATTAAGTCTAACAGGAATAGCAAATTCATCAGACAGCATAGTCTGTGTAAATCCCATTATAGATAGAGCATTATCCGCAGCAATGGATTGACCTTTAAGAACTGCAATATTATTATTAATATTACGAATTTTAATTTGATCAATAAGAAAATGCTGATTCATCATAGAGTTATCATAACCAGCAATTCTATTTATATAAGCAGCAGCAGCTTTACTATGATCGAATTCATTAGGCTTCTCTTTATTAAGAGTATTCTTAATATCAGAATGAATACCAATCCAAGTATCAATTATAGCATTATCTTTAGCAGCTCTAGGCATACGACGATATTCGTTAAGACTATTCCATTTTGGAGTAACAGTTTCTTTAATGAATTTCTCGTATTTAGCATCATAATCGCTCTTAGCTTTTTTGAGTTTAGAGTAAATACTAGCCTTAGTATCATATAATGTTTTAAGTTCTTCATCAGATATAGCCGGATTCACATTTGCGGCGTTATAAGCTTCAATCTCAGCAGACTTCAATTCCATGGCTTTAGCAAGTGCATTACGCTCAGATACATTCTTAGAATAGAAGCGTTGTTGCTGTAGATTTTTATATTCTTGCTTTAAACGTCTTATAACAGAATCGTCAATACTAGCTTGTGCATTGATTTTAGTATTAATATCTGCAAGTTCATTAACTAATGGAATTTTTTCTTTTAGATATGCATTTTTAAGTTTATCTTTAACTTCACCAAAATAAACATCAGAAACATATTCCAAAGATTGACGTTTATAAGTATCACTATCATTTTTGGTATATTCGACATATTGCCCATCAATTACGTCAAATTCTTTCATAGATAAGTAGATACTATCAATATCGTAGTCCCAACCGGTACGAGTAACAAGATGTTCAGGAACTATAGCTTGACTAGCACCATTATTCAGAACTCCTACAACTTTAGCAATAAACATAGATTGATGACCCTCAGTAGGAATACGAATACCAAACATCGTTCTAAGATTCTCTGGAACACTATTTAAATCAAGATTACCATTAGCATCTAATTTAAATCGAGAATCCCAGTTATTAAGTATAATCTCAGCAGGATGAAAGACTTTAGTGCCATCGGCTTTAGTTTCCCAATACTCACTTTGAAGTTTAAAGTCAGCATTTTCCTTAATTATAGGCGTACCATTATCATCTCTTTTAATCGTACCATCTTCATTAAGTTCAGCACGAGATTGCCAATAATCATCAGAGAACTTAATTTGACCTTCAAGATACATACGTTGAACATTAGCTTGAGTTCCTTTAACAATCCCCTTTTTGTCCAACGTGACAGCAGCAGGTTGTAAGAAAGTATCAGGCTGAATAGTAACGTGAGCACCTTTAAGTTTAAGATTAGTAACACGACGCGTAATACGAGCTAACAAAACCGATTCAATACGACTTTTAATTGTAGGATGATAAAAGGGTATAAAAGGTTTGCCGTTAATAACAACAGTAGCTTTTATAAAGTTTCTATCAATTTCAGTTTCATTAAAATACTTACGAAGATCATCAAGAACAAATTCAAGATTAACATTAATTACATTCCTAAGACCTCCATCAGTTTCAATAGATTTATATTTTATATTACCGTTAGCATCAACAGCACCCCAATCAGCCAACAAACGATACATTTCATCATTAGCGTTAGCAGAAAGTAACATCTGATAATATTCGAAAGCCCCGGAACCATCATAAGAATAATCTCCTGTTTTACCTTTACGAACAGTATCACCTATAGTATAATTTTCATTAAACACAAGATTATCAAGAATACGTTTTTGAAGCTGAGTACCAATCTTATTCTCTTCATCCATAAGATGTGAAGGAACTTGCTGCTGAATATAGAGATTACTATGACTAAGAGTATGTTTAAAATCTTCAACACCTTTAGGATAACCTTTTAATTCAAAACGTTTAGTAGCTTCATTATACTGAATGTTAAGAGTTGCTTTTGTGCCATTAGTATAAGTATAGTTACCATTTTCATCTAAAATGGGAAAACCTTTAGAATCGACAGCAATATCTCTAGATATATTAAAGAGTTGAACTTTAGGCATACCTCCAACTTTATGACCAGATTCAAAGTTAATAGAATCAATACCTTCTTGTTTCATCCAATCATAAAGAGTTTCATAGCTAGTACCTTTATACATACGTTTAAATATAACAAGAGTACTATTCTTATCTTGATGCGAAAATATAATATCAGTATTAAATCTATTATTAAGCGTAGACTTACCGCGTTTATAGAAGTAATACTTTAATTGTTCAACAATACGTGCATAATCACTAGGACTAATAGGTGTATCTTCATCCGCAACAATATCCGCTAAAGTTTTGCCAGAAGGTAAAGTAAAACTATCATAATCACCCATAGCTTTGAAACGTCTAATACACTCATCTTGTGTAATAACATTGAAAGCGTCGGCAGTAGTAATAGTTTTAGAACCAAAACGTCTATTAAGTTCATCAGAAGTAGCTTTATCATTTTCAAATGGTTCAAGCATCTTCCGTAACATATTATCTTTAAGATTAACATCAGATACAACAATCTGTGTATATGTAGTATTAGAACGAGTAGTAGAACCCGGTCTTACACCTTGAGACGCACGCTTAGCCCAATCAAGAGCATTCTTAAATTCAAAAGTATAACCAGTGAACATCTCTTGAATAGCTATATCAGTCACATAATGATTACAAAGAAGATTAGTAAGAACAAATCCCCAATAGCGATCATTTTTATAGTCTTCAGGTAGCTTTTCACCAAGAACATTGAGCTGATTCTTATATGTAACAGTTGATTGAATATTATCTCTAACAGGAGCTAAATAATCAAAAGTATCTTGTAGGTGACTATTAATTTTATCAACAAACATTCGCATATAAGCATTATCAATAACATCACCATAAGCAGTATTGAAATCTTCACCACAAATCATGAATGGTTCGAATTTACCGAATGAACTTGCAGCATCAGGATGAAGCTCATTAAAAGCATCTTCGATATAATCTATAATATTTCTTACAGTAGTATTACCGTTAGCATCGGTGTATCTAAAATTAAGATTACCAAACTTAAAGATATTACCTGTGGGCTTACCATCTTTAAGAAGAGCTTTACCATCCCAGAATATAGGAGCTTGAAGACCTTCAAATATATCTTTATTAAAGGCATGATTTTCATAGAAAGTTCTAAAGGCAGCTTCTGCATCACCATTATGATCACTAATCATTCTACTGTGTTCATCTGAATCTAAAGAATTAAATTCTTTACGAACATCGTCTTCAGGTCTAAGATATTCTTTCTTAATAGAAAGAGTTTGAGTATTAGCATCATAATCAAATAATAAACGTCTAGCTTCAAGCATCATTTCCATTTCAGTACGGAAAGTATCTTTTACACGTTGAAATAGATAATTAGATTCAAGATCATTAGTACGAGCTATTCGATAATTAACGAAAGTACCATCTGTATTTATAAGTTTAAACGGAATACTCTTAGTAGCAGCGTTAGATTCTGTAAGAACATTTCCAGTTACAAATTCATATATACGAGAAGCATCAGCGGAAGGCAATGAATAACGACCTTGAAATTGACGAAGAATAACATCACGTGTCCAAATATAATCATGCATATCAACGTAAGGAGTCCCAATGCCTTGATCACGATTAGACATACCATTAAATCTAGCATATTGAAAAGCTTTAACAGCTTCAACATTAACAGGATTTACAAGATCAAGAATACGATAACCATTTTCATCAAGTATAGCATTACCATTTTCATCTTTTCTAAAATTAAAAAAACCTTTACCATCACCTTCAACACCATTACCAAGATTCCAAATAAGAGGATGATATTTAGTACCTTTAGATTTTAAGAAATCACGAAAACGATATTTCATAAGTTCTACATTAACTTCACCAATACGATTGATAATACCTTGAAGCATTGACGTAATGTGATTATAGAACTCAGGAGTATATTCTTGTTCACCTTGAACATTAATATAAGACAAATCAACTTTAATAGAAGGATCACAAGCACCAATAGTTGCAAGAATATTTATACGACCCTTCATATCATCTACAATAGCATCAATTTCATCACCTACTCTAAAGCCATCAAAGAACAATCTTTTAATTCTACGAGATTGACGATCTTTAGCTTTTTCACTTTGTTTATCAGTAACATTAGCTTTAATCTGATTAAGAATCTTATCGAATACATCATCTATATTCTTAAGCTCTGTCTCAATTTTCTGATGTATAAGATTATTAACCTTATTATCAGCATTTCCATCATTATATAAAGCTTTAATTACATCAAAAGGAACTTTATATTTGATAGATAGATAATTAAATATAGTATTAGGTGTCCAATTAATACCTACATTATTAGATTTATAAAGCAGAGTATTGACACCATCAGTAATAGCATTTCCTGTTTTATAAATAGCTTTAATATCATACTGAACAGCGGCTCTAGTACTAATATATTGAAATCTATTACTAAGAATATTACGATATTGATTATAAATATTAGTAATAGCAAATGATTGACGATTAATTTCCTTAACAGAATAAGCTAAACTATAATCATTTTCTGACATATTATAACTCATAGTTTCGCTTTGAGTCACATTAGTTGTAGCCATATCAACAGATGCCATATACATATTGTAGAATATTTCTTTATTTTCAATAGTACTAGCATCATCATTCGGAAGAATCTCAATCTTATCAATAATAGGTTGAAGTTGACCATTATAAACAGATTCAGAAGTAACTCTAAGATTATTTATAAGTTCTTCTTTATTAGCAGAATACCTAGTAATATCAATCAAAGAATTCCAAAGAACATTAATATCAAACGGCATTGCAAGTCCATATTTATTATAATATGAAGCTGTACCATTTAATTGAGAATCTTCAACTATAGCAAACAAATTACTTTGATTATTATAAATCATTTCAGTAAGCATTCGTTTAAATCGAGAAGAAGCAGTATTTTTACGATCAACTTTAAATTGAAGAGAACTATTCCAAGACTTATTAATATTTTGTTCATCAGTCATAGAAACACCATTAATCTCTCCCATAGTCATGTGATCTTCAATATCAAAGTCATTAATATCAGCCATAAATTCAGCCTTATAATAATTAATGAAACTTTGCCAAATACCTTGATCATCGAGATTATCAAGTTGATCTGCAAGTTTAAGAAGATTATTCATCTTACTTTCATAACTGATAAGAAGAGGATCATTATCTATAATTTCGTCAGCAACTCCAGCATCTTCAAGCTCATCCAAACGATTATTATATTTAACTGCAAATCCAAAATAACCAACTTCAGGATTATCATTTTGAGCATACTGACGCAATACGGTAGCTATTAAAGAACGAATTGTAACACCATTCTTAAAATCTTTATAAGTAAGATGTTTGAATTGAGATTCAGACCTAAAAGCAATAGCAGCAAAAATACGATTTAAATACATTTGCTCACTATCAGCAATAAAAGGATAGCCCTCATCATATAGAACTTCTGCTTTCTTAGCAGGTATATGATTATGAAATGACTTTATTTTCGGCTCTCCCTGCTCGTTTAATGGCACGGTGATACTTTTGGTCAAGCGGTCTATATTATTGCCGTAAACGCTTTGAAAAGTGGCAAATTGAGCGTCTGTCAGTCCCGCATTTTGTACAGCACGAAGCAAAACCCAGTCGCCATACTCGGATGTAAATGAAGTAGATTTAAGAGCATCGTAATCAGCTTTAGCAACAGCACGTGCTTTAACAGGATCATTAGGATAGAGCTTTTTTGCCCTATCCCATAGATCTTGAAAACACTTACTATCAGTATAGCTATTACCAACTTTAATTTGTGGGATAATATTACAATCTAAACCCATAGTAGAAGTTTTATACGTTTAACAAATACGTTTATTAGTTTCATCTAAGTTACTATTTTTATTCAAGCTATCAACCGAATCATGTAAATATTTTACAGCTTCGAGAACTTGTGCAGCTTTGATATTACTATCAGAACTAGTACTAAGTCTAGCTCTACGACGAGGAGTAGTTTGTGTAGGAGATTCAGCAGTAGCATTTGCATCACCATTTGCAGCAGTATTAACAGCGTTTTGAACTTCTGTAGTCGTAGATTCAACAATAGATGTAGCAGACGTTCCGCTCTCTACCACAGCTCCTTCTCTACCGGGGACTGGAGAGTTTGTCCGAATGCCATAAGTAATACCATCAGGTTCCATATCTCTAAAGTCTTTATTATAGATTCTATTAAGAACATCATTAAAACGTTCCATAAGAGAATCAGTTTTAACTTTAGTGTCTTTGAAACCAAAGATCTTCTCAAATATATTAAGAAGAACTCGTTTAAACTTCTCCCAAAATGTAGGAGTTTCAAGATTCTCAGAATCTTCAACTCGTTCAGTAGTAGAATGAAGTTCGTTGAGAAGTCTAAAGATACGAGGATCAGTTAAAGCATAAGTAATAATTTCGGAGATAGCATCTTTACCATTAATAACATTCTTAGCACCTTTAGTACGATCTTTAAGTTTAGTATTAATAGATTCAGATATACTAGTAATTTCTTGACTAACAATTTCAATAAATTTATTAGCAATACCTTTATCACTAAGCATGTCTTTTAAGAATCTCTCACGATCATTTAAATCGGTTTTACCTGCAAGTTCAGCACGAGTATTTATAATAGCTTGATTAAAATCAGCAAACCACTCTTGCCATTCTTTATTATTATAATCAATAAGAGCTTCACGTTTAGCAAGTAATTCAGGGTTATTAATATCTCGATGAGTAGCATTAAAGAATTTCATAATATAAGTATGAATCATTTCATGAGCTAGAGTACGAGTTAAATAACCTTGATGCTCCTTACGATTAGCATGATCATAATTATAGTTAATATCAATTCTAAATTGATTACGATAAAAACTATCATCAGTAATCTTAACAGGATCGGTATAACCTTCACCTTCACTATTAATCTTAGCTTCACTTACATTATGCTTAATATAAACTGGATTAATACCAGCTTCATATTCAAGAATATTAGCAAGTTGAGAAATACTAGACCAATCTTCTTTATAACGATTAGCATCTTGAACTGTTTTAAGTAATTCAACAGGATCATAGAAACGTTGAGGAACATCAGTTTTAGTATCAAATGCCTTAGTTGCAATAGAAAACTTAATAGGAGCATTTCCAGCAATAGTAACATTGCTTACAACATTTCCATATCTATCTTTAACTGAAGCTACATCTGAATATCTAGCATTAGTTGCCATATAATATTCATATATATCTTCATAACGTTCGCCTGTAACTGGGTCTGTATATCCAGTAGTATAAGAACTACCAGTAGAATCTTTAGCTACAGCAATTCCGTCTTTAAGACCAAATTGACGAACTAGATTTGGAATTATGTTATTAAGTTTATTATTAAATTTTTGAACATCAGCAGGAGTATCTAAGTAATAAACGGTATGTGGATAACTAGGATGATTTAAAGCACCATTATAATTAGCAACGTCAAGTTTATTACTAGAAGTATAATGAATAACCGCGTCACGTCCATCAATAGTAGTTTGAATAAACTTATGATAAGCTTCTTTACCTTTACCATCACCAAGAACTGCTTTGAGCATTACATATCGTTTACTACCGTCATTATTGTTACCAGATTGAAAATAAATATCATCTTGAACAGCACTACTACGTTCATTACATATAATAATATTTTGAAGTCTATCAGAAATATCAAGTCTAGCTTCGGTTATATTACCAGTATTAAGAGCAAGAATTTCTTTAATAGCATCACCAATGTATTTTGTATATTTACCTAATTTACTAATACGAGCTTCTTCTGTTTCATCAGTGATAGAACCCATAATAGTATTAGGATATATAGGAAATACAGTATTAAGTGAATCAGTTTGAGGTATAACAACAACTTCATGACGTCTATTACCAATAAAAGTATCAGCTACATGAGGTGTTGCAAACTTATCTATATTTTGAACAATACCACCAGTTTTAGGATCTCTACCAATACCATTTTCATCAATAGCTAGTATTTGAACTCTGGGTTTGCCTTTAGAATCAAGAACATCTTTAGTAGGCTTAATAGAATCTAATAAAGAATTACGATGATGCATAATAGGTAATCCATTTTTAGCCTCATGATCTTCATTACGAGCTTCATCATTAATTAGTATTCTACCAGCACTAATATGACTTATTCTAAAAATATTAGAACCAGTAAAGCGAATATCATTACGAATAGCTTGATTATTACGGAAAATCATTTCGTGACGATTAACAGCATCATTGAAATGTTTCTTAATAGCCGTAGCATTCATAATACTATCCATATTTGAATGATTAATCCTAGAAACAGGAAATAAATCAGTACAAATTTGATATATTTGATTAAATGAAAGAGCTACATTATTAATAGAGATTTCACCATCAGTATCACCTGTATATTCAGAATCAACAACTCCAATCATTGTCTGACTATCCATAATATCTTTAATCTGCTTAGAAGTAAGATTAGAATATACAAGTTCTTTAATTGTATCCATTAGCTTCTTAAAGCGATCTTTTCTAAATTGATCAAAGATAATATCAATGTTACGTTCAGAGTTTTCTCTATCTTTAGCCGATATATTATTACGAGGATTAAAAGCTATATCATAATGATACATGAATCTAAATAGCTCTCTTTGATATTCAGCAAAAGTTTTAGCCATATCATCAGTAAATGTAAATTTACGTGAATAATAGACACTATTCGCACCTTGCACTGTATAAGCTATACCATTCGTAATAGTTTCGAGTTTAGGAATAGAACCTAATTTATACTCTTTACCATTACGATTCATTACAACATCATAAGAAGCTCTATTAGAATTCTCTTCTAAATCAGTTTGAACTACAGTAACCTCGTCACCTTCTTTAATATCGTCAAGTAATTCATAGATACCTAAGTTAGTAACAGTACTATTACCTAAGATATTTTCTGGAGCTCCATTAGGACTAAAGTTAATATCAAGACCTTCATGATATGTTCTTCCTTTAATCTCCGGTGTACGATTAATAAAATCAAGAACCTGAGCTTCTGTTAAAGGTAGACCGTTAGTAGGTGTAACATCTATAAGATCATAGAAGAAAGAATAATAATTATAAAGTTCTTTATAAGCAGCATCTTTAGTTACTGCAAATCTAGCACTATAGTAATCACGTCTATTCTTAAATTCATTATGAAGATAATTAGTAATATTCATAATAGACATGATTTCAGGTATGAGTCCTTTGTAGTTATCACCACGATATTCACGCATACCATTAATGAGATCATAATAGTTAATCTTATTAATTCTAAAACCACTTCTATCACTAATAAAAGCAACAAGCGTACCAAAGAGATTAAAATTATCAACAAATATGCCACCTAGATCTTGAGCAATCATAGCAAATTTGTTATGAAGTGATTCATCAAGACTTATAGCAATTGCATCAGAATTATAATCTGTAGATTGAGTAAGAACTTGTGCAAATTTAGCAACAACATCTGATTCATAAATAGTATTCAGAGCATCTGTAAGAGACTGCATATCTGATAACCATTTAGATTCATCTTTATATAAACTCTTAAGATCATCAAGAGCATTGATAGCCTTACGACAATTTTCAGCAGTACTTAATCGAATTGAATTTCCACCTTCATCAATATTAATACTAACAGCAGCTGCAACTTTCTTAGCTGTTTCAATAATCTTAGTTTCAATACCAGTAAGTTTAGCGTCTGTAAAGTACTTATTCATTAGATCTTTGATATAAGCATCAGAAGCATATCTATTACCAACTTTAGTGTTTCTAAGCAGCTTTGGAATCAGTACTAAGGCGTTTATTAAATCCGTGTCGAATAATGCCAAATTTACTTCTTCTTGGCTCATTAGAGACGTTAAAAATTCAACCATGGATTTAGTATCAATGCCCTCGATTTTGAAGTCTATAAGGGGCTGATTTGAAGCCGTTACAAACTCGATTGGAGCATCATCGGTATTAGTAGAACTTTCATCACTTACAAATTCAGTAGTAATACCATTAGTACTAGAAACAGTCTCTGTAATCTCAGTTCTAGGAGCAATAGTTTCATCATTGGAACTCTGTTGAGCTTCGTAGCCCCCAGTAGGAAAGAAGGACTGGTCGCGAGAGGAATTTTCTGAACTTTCAGAATCATATATATCATCATTATTTTTAGAAAAAGCTCCTGTATTATCAGTGGCTGATTTAACTTGATTCGAGTTATGGATAACATATATAGTTTGATTCTCTTTTTTGTTATCATCAAAACCAGTAAATACTATACCATTTTCAATACCTTCTCTTTCAGATGATTTATTTACTATTTCTCTATAAGTAGTTCCTTGTTTATGCAAATCTTCTTTAGTTCCATGAAATTTTTCTAAGTTTTTTATATTTAAAAATACTGGTAATTTAACTTTTCTACTAGTTAAGAAATTATCTTCAGTACCAGGTACAACATTATCTGTTGTAAAGAATATAGCTTTTTTAGTACCTCCATCTTTTGTAAAGAAATTGTCAAACTCTGTATTGAATTTAGTTAGATTTTCATTATCTGTATAATGATAAACAACTAAAGGTTCACCATTTTCATCAACTACTTTAGAAACATTTCTATCTCCAGAATCTACATCATCAGCTTGTGGTAATTTATCGTTAATTATTCTATAAGTAGTATGATTCCAATGTCCCACTTTAGGCTTTTCAGATATAACTTCAGCAATTCCGTCTTTAACTAAAGATTTCCATAAAGTATCTTCTGCATCAGAATTAGAAGAATCAGAATATAAAACTTTGCCTTCTGATTTAGCAATATTAGCAAGAGCCAAATGAGCCTTTTTTCCATACCCTTTTCCTCTATATTCTTCTATTATTTCTGTTGCAATTCCAACAGACCCACTCATTTTAATTTTATCTTCAGTTTCAATAACAGGAATTTCTCCTATATATTTATTATCTAAACGTATAATTCTTACACCTCCATCAGGAGCCATATCAGCGTTAAATAATGCTTCACTTACATAAACCCCTTGATATGTAGCTGATGTAATACTATTAGGAATATCTTTACTTTTTCTAAATTTAAAAGAACGAGCAACCTTTTCCCAATCACCAAACCACTCTTTGAAAGCTTTAGTTCTAACTTGAGCATATTGTCTTTCAGTTAAATTAGATTTTTTGCCATTAGGAGCTAATAGATTACCATCTTTATCTCTATGAGCGTTACGAAGAATATTAGACATTTCTTCTGACAATTTATTATCTTGTTTAGAAGCAACTATAGTTTCTTTTGTATCAGTATTATTTCGTCTAGCAATGAGAATATAATCATCGTTAGGAGTTGCCATACTAGCCGGAGTAAGCACATAGCGATTAAGTTGATTCTCAAAACCTTCAATGACAATACCAACATCTTTACGAGGGTTCGGAGTATTGAGCACTCTATATTCAACACCACCGATAGATACATACAAAGCATATTTAGGATTCTTACGACCTAAGTTATCTTCTATAGTATTATTGATAATATCAAATTTAGTTTGCATACTCTTAGCTTCCTGCATAATTTTGTTAGTAAGAGCATTAATATCAGCTTTCGTAGTCTCACTTAAACCAAAGTGAACATCAGCTAGGAAACTAGGTAGAGGTCTACCACTTTGTTCAAGAACTTGAGCTGTATAACGACTAAGATGCCATAAATAATTGTTAAGTTCAGCACTAAGATCACCATTATTTACATTAGGTGCATATTCAACTTCTGTTTTAGTAATAGCGTCAATCCAATTGAATCTACGACCAAAGAATATATTATCGAATATAGAATATTTAGCAGCAATACGAGTAACAATCCATTTAAGATTTGTAGTCGTAAGAGTATCAAACGAATTATCTAAAACTCTATTAGTAGCATCATTGAACTCTTTAATTTCTTCAAGAAGGATTGCATCTTTAGAAGTAAGAGATTTGCTTTTACGTCTATTCTCAATAACATTAGCAAGAGGTGTATCTGTAACTTGAGATTCAGATATAAGAGCATCATAAAGACCAGAAGCTTCACTGGATAAAGGTTTAATACCTTCAAATTCTCTATAAGATCTACCAAATGTACCACTACCTATCGGCGCGGCATTTGAATCTTCTTCTGTTGCAAGCGCATCACGTTCTTCTTGTTGTCTCGCTTGACGTTCTTGTTCTGCTTTAAGTGCGGCTTCTCTACGAGCATTAGCCGCTTTAATGTCAGATTCTTGTCTTTGTAGTCTAGCAAAACGGGCATTATATGCAGCTTTTCTTGTGTCTGAATCAGAGAACTTTGATTCATCCGCTTGTAAAGCTTCAGAAGTTTGATACGTATTAAGTTCATCAGTTAGATCTTTATCGGTAAAAGCTTTGATTTCATCTTCATATAATTTGATTTGATCTTTAATATCTTCAAATCCATTACCATTACGATAATAATCGAGTTCAGCGTCAATAGCAGTTCTTCTATTTTCATAGAATCGTTTAGCTTCTTCTGGATTAGTAAGATTAGATAAAAGAGTTCTAGCTTGTTGAGCAGCTTCTTTATCATCCTTATTTAAATTAAGAGCTTCAATGTTTTTAGTTGCTGTATCTCGAATATTACTAATATCACTAAGAGTTTTATTATAAGATTCAAGTTTATTATTAGCACCTTTAAGAGCTATTTTAAGACTTAGCAATTGCTCAGCAGTAGCATCTTTAGGAGCATTAGCGATTGCATTTTCAAGTTCACTTATTTGTTTCTTGAGACTAGCAATCATTTTATCGTAAACACTTATTGCAGCCTTAGCATCTTCAAGAATTGCATTATTTTCAGCATAAGTATTTATATCTACTTCTTTAGCTGAAATATCAGCATCATTTGTATATTTAGACCTAATATAATTATGAATATACTCTTTAGATTCAGCAGCACGCTTTTGATATTCAGCAGGATTAGCGGTGATAGCCTCAAGTTCTAGTTCATTAAGTCTTTTCTGAGCCTCAAGAGTAGCAATACGGCGTTGATATTCATAGAGATTTTTATCATTAGTACCTCTGATAGCATCAAAATGCTTATTGTAAATATCTTCAACAGCTTCAATCTTATTAAGAGTCTGTTCAAAGTAATCTGCATTTGCAAGTAAGGATTCACCTTTATCAAGTGCAATTTGTTCTTCAGCACTAATAGCTTCACCTCGATCTCTTCTATCTTTAATAGATTGAATTTCTTTAAGAGAAGTACTCATATTTCTAAGCATCTCTTTATAAAACTCAAGTGAACCGTCAAGACTATTAGCTGCAACTTGATTAAGAATAGCTTCTTGTTCTTTTAGTTTAGCACCAATAATATCACCTTCTGCAAGAGATTCAACGATACCGTCAAGACCCGAACGCATAGCTTCTGTAGCTCGTTCAATACCTTTAAGATATTCATGTTCTCTTTCAATACCGCGTTTATTAATCTTAGTTTCAATAAATGGCATTATAGCTTGCATACTGGCACCACCCAAAAGACCTCCAATACCTTCAGTCCAAACATCAGGGTCTTTAAGATAACTACTAGCTCTCATACTAAAATCCGTAAGAGCATCCGTGTCAGAAAGCAAACCAAAATCCTTACGAGCAGCATGAGTACCTTCTTGCATTGCAATGCTCATAGTCATTTCATCTGCCATTTCAGCAAAAGAACCTCCGATAAAACCTGCAATAGCTCTACCGATTTGACCTCTATCAACATTAGGTATAGCATTTAATGTACGAACTATAGCAAATTTATCACCAGTTGCCATAGCTTTACGAATGTTATCTCTGGTAGCTTTACTAAGAGTTTTAGCTGTACCTAGAATATTCATCCATTCAACTACATCATAAGCTATATTAGACATAGATCTCCAATAACCTTTAGAAGCAGCATTATCTGCATATCTATCAGCAATACTTTCAATATTAGTATCATTTAGAGGAACCTCTTCTAATCCCGGAGCTTTAAGAATAACATTACCATTTTCATCATGTTTAACATAGTTCTTATAATTATTAAGAAACCATTCACGTTCTTGTTCATAAGTACCATAAGCTTCACGTGAAGAATCTAGTACTCTACTAATTATAGCAGAACCATAAACATCAGCGATTTTACTAGCACGATTAAGAGCTTTTGCTTTCTGCATTTCATTAGCAATACTAAATACATCTTTAACGTATTTAGATTTACTTCCAAGATTCACAGCACTTCTAAAAGCTTTTCCAAGCAATAGAGAAGCTCCACGAGCAGGTAGCATTATACTAACAGCACTACCTAATACAGAGGGAACCAGAGATGCCCAATAACCCCCTCCACTCATACGATCTAACAAACTACCCCTTTGAGCTTGTTCAGTCATATAAATAGGAAATGCTTCTCTAGTACCTTCATTAATAGAATTACCAATTCGTTCTAGAAAATTACGAGTATAAGCCTCATCACTTCCTATAAGTTTAGCAGGAAGTGCGAGCAATGAACCCGCACTTTCTATTGTACCTCCAACTATTTCTCCAACAGTTTGAACAAGAGAGTTACCAATACGATCCCAAGTAGATTGATTTCTCGCACGACTCTCTACATAATTACGATAGTTATTAGGGGTAATACCTATACTACCGTTATGCTTTTTAGTAAGATTCAGATATTCGTCATTATTCATACGATTATCTGGTGATTGAGAACCTATTTGATCAAATATAGGTTTAACTTCACCATTATATTGAATCTTGCCATCCTCTCCAAATAGAGGTATTGATTCATACGTTTTATCGTTAGGCATATTATTTTAACATAAGAGGATCATTAGACCAATAAGAAACATTATAAGCACTCTTTTGCTGAGGAGTAAGATATTGAGTAGGAATGAAGTTTTCTTTAAGTTCATTACCATGATTAAGTTTATATATTAATGCGGGCAAATTATTACGTAAAGAAACATTATCAGCAAAAGAATAATTTAAAAAACCTTCACCGTATTCTATTTCAATGTAACGATTCAAAGCTGGATCATATTTTAGAACATTAACACTATAAGTACCACTAGGATGCTTAGTGATATTATATTTAAAATCACCAGAAGTTATAGGATAATAGTTACCACGAGGATCAATATTGGTATCATTAGTTATAACATCGAGAGCTTGAGACACATTACTTACCATTTGATCTCCAATAGTATTAAATCTATTTAGAGAACGTTCTTGAGGATTAGTAATGCGAGAAAGATCTGCACCAAGTTGTTCAATATTTCCACTAAAAGCCATAATCTCATTAGCAGTTTGTTTTTGATAAACATCATAAGGATTAGTCATAGCTTGATTATATGAACATTGAGCACCTTTTCTCATAGCGTCTCTAAGAGCCATATTAGCACCATCATCATCAGTATATAATATAGCTTCTCTAGGAACTTGATTATCACCTTGAGCCGGTATAGTAACTTTCAAATATAAACGACCCATAGCGTCAGAACCTATAGATAGATTTCTATCTGACATTTGATATATAGCATTATTACCAGAACCACTCTTACGAGAACTAAATATATCTTTAAAGTCTTCACTAGAAGTCAAAGGCATACCAATAACCTTTTCTAAAAACTTAGCATTTTCAGGATCATCACCTAGACTTGCAGTAGCAAAGTTCCAAATACCAGCATTATCTTCAAGAAGTCTAGCAACACCATTTAATGCATCACTAAATGCAGCTTTGTTGTTACTAACAGGGGTGAATAGAGTTATAGGTGTTGTTTGAGGTTTAATACCAATATTATTTGCAGCAGTCAAAAAGTATTTAGTAAGATTACTTTTATTAACTACACCTTTATTTATATATCCGGTATAAGATAAACTATATCTAAAGTCTTTTAATTCAGTACCTTCACCGTAACGTAAAAACGTATCAATTATATCTTCTGGACGTTTAAGACTTTTAATAGCAGCTGTAAGTTCATCTTTATTATCTCCTCGATAATAACTTAAAAGTTCCGCTTTGGTATCTTCAATAACTTTACTATGATCCGGATTATTACCATCAAGTTGTCTAAACATTGAATCATAAATAGCATTATTTTGTTGAATAATGTTTTGAGCATCAATATAAGACTTTTCAGCTTGTTGATAAAGATAACGAGACTGATCATCTTCTGCATCTTCATATTTAGCCATAGTTGCTTTGGCATTATCTAAAGCTTCTGTAGCTGTTTTAATATTTGCATCTATTACAGCAGCCATAGCATTACCTGGAAGATTGGCTCTAGTAAAACCAATAGATTCAGTCATTTGACCTTTAATCTTTTCAAGTTGTTCCCTTTTAGCTTTAAGAGAATCAATAAGAAGATTATCAAACCACTTAACATCAGTTTTACTTTCAACAGAAGTATAAGCACCAATCTTAGCCATATTCAGTAATGAGCTTATATTTTGCTCTGTATAGATTTTATTATAAGTAGCACCCATACGAGCTTGATAAGCTTCATCAGATTCATCAGGTTGTTGCTGCAAAGCACTTACACTATTTGCCATGCCTTGATCAATATACTTTTGTATAACAGCAGGATCTTGTAAAGCAATAGCTTGCTGTTTTTTAGTTAGCTTAGTAAAATCAGAAGATGATAACATACTTTGCCGCATCCTAGGATCAGTAGCAATATATTGTTTAAGAGTATTAGTTACAAGTGAACTATTAGTACCACCTTGTTTATTATTAAGCCACTTATCAATTTCAGCTTCTTTAGCCATAGCTGTTCTAAATTCAGGTTTAGACGAAAGAACAGCAGTGAATACTTCACGAATTTCATCTTCTGTTACAGATTCAATTGTACTATCACGAGTAAGAACGCCCGAAAGATTACCTCCTCTATCAGCAATAATTTTTTGAACAGTAGCTTGTACTTCTTTAGATGTACCAGGAATATTCATCAAATCAGTAGCGTCTTTAATAAAGTTAGCAGTAAATACAGAACGCTTATCAGCTTTCCATGCTTTCATCATTTCAAGAAGTTCTTTTTGATATACAGAACGATCGTGACCTTTACCTAGAGCTGTACCAAAAGCACTAATAGATTGTTTACCATTACCTCCAAGACTACCTCCAGCTTCATTAAATCTTTCAAGAATCATAGCTCTATTTGCAGCTTTATATTCTTCAGGTGCATCAGATTGTTCATTAGCTTGCATTATAGCATCAAATTGAGCTTTATTACCAAGAATAGTTTTAACTCCTTCATCAGTTAAAAATCTACGAGCACCATCTGAAACAGCAGTATCCGCAAAGAACCAACCTCCATCTTCATCAACTTTCTCTTTAATAACACTTTGAGTTTCATCTATTTTACCTGCAAGAGCTTCCTCATCTACACCTTGAATCGCATTATACTCAGACATCTTAATTGCCATTTCGTTATAAGCATTTTCGTTTCTAATAGCACGTTCTTGCAAAGAAGACATAACAGCAAGATTTTGATCCATCATTCTAGCACGAGGAGTAAACATATCTTGCATTTCATTACGTTTAAAGTCTTTACCGGACCTAACAACTATATTTTCAATACTATTTATGATTGCCATAAGAATTAAATTTGTATATACAACAAAACTCCGGACATTAATCCGGAGTTATAACAGCAGTTAATTAAGCACATCTTTTACCACCATATCTTTTCTTAACTTTACCACCACATCTTTTACCTTTAAGAGCCACAGCATCTTTACCAAAAAGTCTTGATATTTGATTATCTGATAAATTCTTTAAGAAGCCTATAGATTTATCATTAGATAATAGATGTAATATATTGGAATTACGCTTATCATTGAGAAGAGTATGATCATTAAGCATCTTCTGAACATCACCTGTCAAACCTACAAGAGCATCTCTTATACCTGTATTACCTTCAGATAATAAAGACGCAGCAAGATTAGCTTTCTCAAAAGCATCAACTTCATTCTCATATTTAATCTGTTTGTTCTTAGCAGCGATTTCAGCATTCATTTGACGAGCTTGATTTCTAATATTAAGTTCTTGCATCAACTCATCTTGTTTTAATTTACCTAAAGCACTAGCTCCTTTACTTCTAGCTCTGAGCATAGCTTGTCTTGCTACAGGAGCACTAGATGAATTAGATTTAACAAAATCTTCAATACCAGAAATTTGATCAATAACTTCTCTTCTAGCAGCATCCGTATTTATATCCCATTCAAGATTTACATTATCAAGATATTCTCTTTTAGGAATTGGCATATCAGAGATACTTTTAGCAAGTTTACGTTTACTACGACCTTGCATAAGACTACCTATAAGATTACCAGCAGCACCTATTAGATTACCACTTTCATCTGAAATAAATCCACCTAAATCATAACGTTTAGTTTTACCTCCACATCTTCTAAGCATCATAGGAGTCATAAGATAAGGATTAGGATTAATCATCTGTTTAGTCGGATTATCAACTTGAATATTTAAATCACTAAAAGGAGATACTTGAACAGAACCTCCATCAGCTTTTTTAACTCTTCCACCACATCTCATACCAACTTCACTAAGCACAGCGTCTTTAATATGAGAAGGTAATCCGGATACAACAGCTTGACGTTTGTTCATAGCATCTTGAGCCATAAAATTAGCAATCATATTAGCTCCCATTGTAGCACCACTCATAGCCCCTGCGTTTACAGTAGGTGTAATAGAAGATACAGTTTGCATATCCATTTCAGCAAATTGAGGAGTAGGTGTAGTAGATTGTAAAGGAGGAATAGCTAAACCTCCATTAGGATATTTACGTTTACCTCCACAAGCAAAAATAGAACCTCCAAGAGCAAATTCAGTTTTAGGTTCTGAAACATCACCGGATTCAGCTTTCATAGCTTCTTGTTGATTATAAAGATTATTCAATTCAGCTTGAACTCCATTAATTTCAGCAAGAAGTCTATTGTGTCTAGCAGATTGCTTTTCAGTATTACGAGCATTAGTGTTACGATCTATAGCATAAGTACTACGATCTGTAAGTCGTAAAAGACCACCTAGCATTACAGAACTTTTAGCTAACTTATCTTCAAGATAACCTTTATGCAACATAAGAGGTTTAGCAATATCTGCAAAAGTTCTATCTCCTAACTTAAGAGTATCACTAAATATATAATCAGCATTACTTCCATTAAGTATTGCTTCACCACCTTCTACTTCAGCATTTGTTCCATAAGGAACACCTCCTTGTTCATGACTAGGTCCTTCAACTATTGCAGCATTAGATGCAACTTGATTTATAGAACCCCCATTAGCATATCTTTTACGTTTACCTCCACATCTAAAAGCAAATTCATAATTTTCTTTTGTAGGGGTATCAATCATATTATATTGATTACTAACCATTTGAGTATTACTTGTAGGTATAGGATTATCTCCATAAATATCTATAGGATTTGTATTAATTGTAATATCATTTAAAGCTTGTTGATCAATACGAATATCATCTTGACCAAGCTCATAATTCTTAGTAATATCTGCTCTAATAGCAGCTTCTCTGGCTTTACGTTTTTTTCTTCGTCCACCAAAGATACCACTAATTAAACCTGAAACACCACCGATAATACCTCCAATTACTCCACCAATTGCAGTTCCAACTCCGGGAACTATACTTCCTGCCGTAGCTCCTACAGTAGAACCTATACCAAGACCTTTAGCCAAACCACTTTTAGTTTCAGCTCCTTGAATACCTTTGCCTGCACCCCAGCTGCTTCCAGTAACACTATTAGCATTATCTCTAGATCCACCTAGATCATAACGTCTACGTCTACCTTTAAGAGATTTAATGGTACCACCATAACGTTTATTTTTTTCTATCCACATATCTAATTCAGGATTATATTTTCTAAGACCAATAATGCTTTTCATAGCATCAGACATTTTACTAAAATCTTGACCAGCATCTTCGGCTTTATATACAGAACTATTATATTTAACAGGATTCTTTTGAAAATACTCTAAAGCTTGAACAGTAGGATCATAAGATTCAACATAGTTCTTGGCATTAATCATACCATTTACTAAAGCATTAGGAAGTTTGCCTTCACTTAACCAATTATTAAGACGTTTACCAAAGTATTCTTCGCCTTTACGAGTTAAATAGATATTTCTACCACCAAAACCATCATCTTCATATTCGAATAACTCTTTAGCATTAGCATCTTTGCCAACTAATTTAGATAAATGCGTACTGACTTTAGTAATATTATCAGGATCTATATGATCTAATCCTAATAACTGTCCGGGATTATATGTATCACTTTCATTATATGTTTTAAGATTTTCATTCATCGTTCTAGTTACATCTTCTTTAGATGTTTCACCTTTACGACCTAGAAAACCTCGTAAATGAGGATTAACACCAAATGTAGATTCATTATAAGCTAAAGCAAGAGCTTTATCAATATTAGAACCTTTAACTTTCTTTGCAGCTCTAATTATATCATGCAAAGGAGTTGTTTTAATACGCATTGGAGAAATAGAATTTCCATGTTGATCTTTAGTAAGTAAAATACTATCATCATCAGGATTATAATATCTATCTCCATTAGCTTCAAATAAAGCTGCTTCATATTCAGTTTCAAACATAGCTTGTAATGCTCGTGAAACTAAATAATCAGGATAATCGCTATCAGGAATAATAAAATCAGAAGAATTTTTATTTTCACGAGATATTCTTCTACTTCTATTATCTGCATAATCATCTTCAAAAGCCTTTATGTAATCATAGAACTTTCTAGCAAGAGCAAGACGTCTATTTACATATTCTCTATCATTACTATTAGTTTTAGTTTTACTTTTAGGCATACTCAGTATATTAACAGAGTTCCTCTCGCTTCCACAAGCTCTTTCCCTACCGGGGTCTACAGAGTTCCTCTAAGTTCATAATCTAGTATTCTTAGTAACAACAACATTAATATCATATAATCTAAGTTCAGCTTGTTTGATATTAGAATCTTTACTAGTAATATCAATATTATCTGAATAATTATCTATGATAACATTTATATCAGTTTCATTAATATCTTCATTAGTAGTAGTATCAATAAAACGATTTAAGTACACCATTGTTATATACCCGAACTGATTCTGAATTTTGCTATATTCATACCATGCTTTAGGCTCATATTTCATTTCTAAGAGCCTATTTATTTCAAAAGGTATATTAGATGGGTTAAGAATTTGAAATGCTTTATCGTTGTCTATATGGTCTTCTATGAGATTCCATAAATAACGTCCGGCTTTATATTTAAGAGTATGGTCATCATACCAAGTTTCATCTAGAATCATTGGAAGAATACCAGTACTTTGAGTATCAGTATTAATCATTAAATAATCAATAGTCTTATCATATAAGAATTTAATCTTATCAGCGGTAAGATGATTCCAATTATGAACAAGTGCACTATTCCATTCAATATGATTAAATAACTTACTAACAAGAGGTTCTTCATTATATATAAATTGAGCAATAGATGGCATTATCTTATTATCAAAATATATACATTTATTAGGCGCATTAATTTTATAAATCTTAGTATTATTTGTATCAACAACAAATGTGCCTAAACGATTTGACCAAGTAATAATAGGATTATAAGAATGAAAACTAATCCAAAGATTAGTCTTAAGATTATATGAAATCGTATAAGTATTATCTGGATTATTATAAACAAATATGATACGACTATTATAATCATCGAATATAAAGAAATTACCATTAGTATTTAGAGGATTAATAGCATTTTCTTTAATATATTCTTTAAACCAACTTTGAAGACCTATAGATGAAATATCAGATACATCTGATTCACCTTTAACATGATATATAGTACCTGTAAAATTATCACAAACAAAATATCCATATCGAGTAATAATAGAAGAAAACTTATTATTACATCCAATCTTACCAGTATTATTAAAGATAATTTCAATAGGAGTTCTTTCAAAAATATCACTAGTACCAATATAAGTCCCATCTTCTTCTTGATTAAGACTATCTTTAACAGATGTTACAAATAGAGTATGTTCCATTTGAATATAAAGAGATTTAGCATCTGATAAAAGATTTATAATAGAACCTTTAGTAATAGGAATATCTTTATAAGAATCAGCTTTAAATTTACGCCAGCCTATATCATTCGATTCCATATTATTAATATTAGAACGAATGATTCTAGCAGCAAATGTATCTTTTAGATTATCAGTAGATTTAAATTGAGTAATATCATTAAAACCTTTCCAATTCATTTCAACATCATAAGCACTTCCATCTTCTGTATGCCAAAAGTTATCAATAATATAATCTCTATAACCTAAATCAATAATAGAATCATAATCGAAAGTAGTCGGATATATATCCATAGTGTGAGGAGCATATTCTTCACTAAGACCCTTTGTGAATTTATTGATAATAGTATTGATATTAAATTTATTAGCTTTACCTGAGAAATTATTATTAGCTGTAGTACCTTTATATTTAATAATAGAACTATTTACATTTTTACCACTATGAAGTGCAAGAAAATTCATTCTACTTTTAATATAATAAGTAACAATCATACGATGAATATGATAGATATTATTGTTATGATGAGTAGCATCTCCAACGTTATTGAATTTATTTGAAGGGCAAGTACAACGTTGAGTAATACAAGCTGGAAATGTATCACCAATAAGAATAATTTCATCAATATTCTCTATAGGATATATACTAGATGCAGCAACTAAAGATAAATTAAATAGATCAGGTACAGGAATTGTATTAACATCATAATAACGATTTAAATCTACAATGCCTCTATTAAATATAGTAAACGTATCAAAGTTATAATATTTCTTATTCTCATTATAAAGAAGAATCCAATTTGAATCATCTTTATTAGATACTTCAATAATAATAGAATTATATTCTTCAGCTGTAAGAGTTTTAACCGTAATTTCACTACTTAAAACTATAGTAGCTTCTTTTTCATCTGTTATAACTTCCCAAGTACCTTCTGAATTTTGTTTTAAATATTCAGCATTATTATAACCATTAGCGTATATAAGTTTCTCTTTAATAGTAGTTAATTCTTGTCTATAACTATCCGAATCATCATCTTTGGTTATAACAGAAATAACTCTAGTTTGAGTTCTTATATCTCGTTTAATACCATCAATTTCTTCATCAGCTTGTTTATAAACAATATCTGTAAGAGACTCATTAGGTAAACTAGTTCCACCTTCACTATCAGTACCTTCTTTGGCTAATCCAAAGATATTTTCTTGAAGCATAGTAGAACCATTAATTAATTTGAAACTACTATCGCATCCAGCATTAGATATAGCACTGTTATTAACAGGATAAAAATCTGCATTAAGAATCGTTGGATACGGAGCATTATTTGCAATATCTGTAGTTTCTGTATCAAGAATAGAATGAACAAGATCTCCAGATTCCCAAGGACCTTTGATATGATCTCCCCAATCAGTAAACATATTAAAATCTTTACTAGTCTTAGGCATATCAGTTTTCTTAGTATATTTACTAAGCCTATCAAAAGCACCTAAATATTCACCAGCATTAATTGATTTATCAGGAGTATTAAGATTTTTACCATTAAGAAGATTTTCTTGAATAAGAGAATTTAATCTAGCTCTATCTCCTGCATTCCATGCTTGATGAATAGCATCATTTCCCCATTCAGTACCAGAACCACCTTCATAATTATTAAGACATATCTTAGCTTCTTTATTATATCTAAGACCTTTAATATAGAATGAAGGTAATACAGTATTAGTAACAAGATATTCAATAGGATATAACCTAAAACGACTTGCAGATCTAAAAGGATCTTCATAATTATCTCCAATTACATCATTAGTCCCTATATCCCGAATAGTAAAACATTGAGAAATCCAATTTGAAATTTCAGGTGTAGATTTAGCATAATAGATGGCATAACTTTTAATACTATTTTTAAATTTAGTAATATTAATATCAGTATTAAAAGCTGAAACAAAAGTATTCATATTAACTTTAGCTCCATATAAATCAAGAGTTTTAGTTTTAGAAGCATTGATTATATGAGCATAAGTTCCACGAGAATTTTTAATAGGAAAACTATTTATATATTTACCTTTATGATCAATGAAAGTAATAAAGAAATAATAAACTTCATCTTCTTTAAAAGAACCACTATTAGATATGTCTTTAGATTTAAAGAAATCTCCAACTTTACCACTTCCACTATGAGGAATAATAGAAGTATTAACAAAATCTTTTACACCACTAAACTCAGCAAACTTAACAAAATCAATTTTAATTTTTTGAAGAAGAAGTTCACCATCAATACTTGTAAAAAAATCAGTAATATCTTTATATTCAGGAGTAACAACATTACCTCTAAGAAGATAACCATCAAAAGATGTTTGAGCTTCATCTTTAGTATAAGCTATGTTACTTATAATTATATCATCTATAGAAATAGATTTCATCTTAGATATAGTAGTAAAATCAAAAGTACTATTAACAGATGGAATATTAATTTCAAAAGTTTCATAACATTCTTCTGTAGTAGAACTTTTATATACTATAGCTAATTTATAAGTACCTGCTTTACTAAATTTAAATCTAAATCCTTTTTTAGTTACATCACCTATAGCAATATTTTCGCCATAATCTGGAGCAGCATAATATACAGGAGATAATAGAGAATAATCACTATATGTTCCATCATGCAATTTAATAGATATTGCGAATTGATAACCTCCAGCTTTAAGACCTCCAGAAATAATATTAATATTTAATGTAGGAAATACTATATCAGGAATGAGATTAAGAATATATTCAAAGTTTTCTTTAAATGTAATTGTAGTAACATTATCTTTAATAATAGGATCTTCAATATACCCTTTATATTTACTTTGAGCTTCTGTGATATAAAGAATACGAGTTTCATTATCACTAGATGTACCTTCAGTAAATGTTATAAATAAATTAGTTTCATCAATATATGTAAATGTACCACTAATAGGATGATTTATAGTAAAATTAAAGTTACCTTGAAATATAATAGTTTTAATATCATCTTTATCTTTAGTTATTTGATATATATAAACTATTTTATCAGGAGTACCTTTAAAAAACAAAATGACGCCTAACGGAACTTCAATTTTACCAACTAAAGTTCCGTAGACGTCTAAGTCTTTTTTATAAACCTCAAAACCATTCTCATTAATCAGAGTATTACCATCATCATTATACATTATATTTAATGCAAATGATTTAACACCATTTCTGACTGCACCTGGATTAGCATTAGGATATAAACCATCATTTATATTCATAATTAATTCACATAACGATTTTTCATGTTTAAGAAGAAGTTCAACATAGATTTACTACAATCATCTCGTTTATCTTTAGTAAGCCTATTACAAGCATTGCGAACTTTGATTTTAACATTATCGTATGCTAATGCCGGATTGGTGTAAGGATTACTCTCTTTTAGATTCATAACTGGATGACGGTAATTACGTTGAAGAATACGCATCATAACGAAGTTCTTTAAAGCATCAATAAGAACATCGTTGTTAGGTATAAGAGGAACATTGATTTTAAGTATCTCGTCTAGTGTCATTGGTAAGCCATGATATAATAGCCCTAACGTGCCTTTTCTGACATTTAGATGCAAATACGATCCGTTAATCGAATAAGTGTATAAACTCTCTCTAGTGGCTCGTATGAAGTCAAAAACAACATTCTCTGTCAGATTCCAGCCTATTGGAAATGAAACGGCAAGTGGTATATAATTTCCACTATCATGCTCAAATGGAGCAGGATTAGTAGTAAAATCAGCACGTTTTCCACCAATAGTAACTAAACGAACATTTTTACAGCCTTCAGGAAGTTCACAACGATAATCGTCAAAATCAATAGTTTCTCCTATATTAATATAATGTTGCTGAATATTTAAATCAGCAAGAGCTTCACATATCCAAGTAGGAATGCGAGTAATGAAATCCATAGAATGAACATCATAATCTTCAATAATTCTATGAATAACAACACTGGAGCTAATTAGATTTTGGTCTAATATATTCATCTACTTCATTGTTTTTAGTACGTTCACGTTTACTCTTAGCATGAGGATACCTATCCATAATAGTAGGATCATGCTGTCGAATATATTTAAGCTTAGCGTCAAATGCAAGATTATCAGCTTTAATAACTTCCTCTATTGTCTTATATTTAGTAATCTTACTATCAGTATTAATATTAATATGACAATGAGTAGGATGATATTTATAAAATATTTGATTAGGTACAACATCTACGCCTATTCTATTACGCATCCATTTACAAAACCAATAATAAGGATTATCAGATTTAACTTTCCAATTCTTACCATAAGGATTAAGAAAGCTCTGAACTTCAATACCAGCAGCAATCATTTCATCTCTAAGACGAAAAGATGCCGCCCAATCAACAGATTCTCTAGCAACAGCACGTTGTACTTGATAAGTACCAAGATATGTACCAAGTGAAACACTACCACCACGTATCAAAGTTTCTATAAGACTCTTATTAAGACTTCGTTGAATCTGATTAAAAATACTATGAGGAATACGACACATCCAATCATAATATCTGATAATAGCAAGTAATTTAGGAATACGAACTGTGCAAAGATAAGCGAATCGGTTATAAGTAATACGAAGAGATACTGCTTTAGCTTCGTTACTCCAATCAAGTTTTCTCAGAAGTTTAACTCCTTTTACTTTCTTACCTAGAATCATATTATCAAGTAACTCTTTAGTTATCTTGTTAGATTCAAGTAGATTCAAATTAGCATAACAAATATTAGCTAGATTATTACGTCTAACATAAGTATTATGCAAATCTTTACTAAGTTTCTCAATAGTATTATAGCAATACTCTTGATAATCGTGGTAATAGTGTATAGATTCCATATAGTTTATTCTACTTTATTATGGATTAAACGTTGAGTTCCATTAGGATCATTAGGAGCATAAGTACTATCACTAATAATCTTAACTTCATGTTCTGTAGGCTTAATACCAAATTCAGTTCTTAGAACCTCATATGTTATTCTTTCTATCATATCTGCTGGAAGCGGAAGTTCAATATCTTGACCATCATCTTCCATATACATAGTAATAACATCTTCAGGATTTTCAGCTACAAACACAATCGTTACAAACTTATAATTTTTAGTATCAATCTCAAAGTTTTTGAGAGTATTTTTGATGATAATTTTAAGTTTACCATTAACGATTTGATAAACTCCCCAAACCCCAGTAGGGGAATAGACTGTGGTCAAGAGAGGAACTATGCTATTACTAGCGTATTTATATGTAATAAAACTACCATCATCATGTTGTGTATATACATGAAGAAATGGTGCATCATTAGGCATACGTAAAGGCGTTGGAACTCGATGCTCAGTGGTAAGAATCATATCTTTAGCACCAATTCCAGCATAGGTATTTTCTAAATCGGTAAGCGGAATACAGATTAAAGGTACATTAAAGCTAACTTTAAGAACCTCATCTACACCATTACGTTCAATACTTTGACGAATAAAAGTAGCAAAGAGCGACTTACATGCACTCTTTGCTCTTTCTTGAATGCTATGATCACCCGGCTTACCTAATATATTAGAAATTTTACTTCCTAGTTGATTAAGTGTTGCCATAGTAATACATTAAACAATTCGCCAAGTTCTATTAGTTGAAATACCTAATTCTTTAGTTTCACCACGTGGGATGAATTTCATATGATTAGTTGAAAGTTCAAGTATAGGAATATCCGGTTTAGAATCTTTTATAATAGGACGATTCTTAACTGGAATAACTCCATGCCAAGGACCACAATTAACATATTTATTAGTAACTCGGATAATGTTCTTTAGATTTTTTGAACCCCTACCACACCTAGGCGGTAAACTAGTTCTTGCGTAAATAACTGTCATGGTATATTAGTTTTTATGAGTGTCTTCTGTCGTATCTATAACCATAGTCATATTACGAGAAATACGATTATGATTTTTCCAAAATATTTGCATCATATCAGTACTAGGTTCAAAATCTTCTTTAAACTCAGCACTTAAAAATCCAATAGGTATATCAGTTTTAAGATCTCTAATGAGAATACTAACAGCAGTATTACAATCTCTTGATCTAAGATCACCGATGTACATACTAGAATGATATTTAGTAAGATTGCTCATACGAAATATATACTTGCTATCTCTATATAAACGTAGAATCGTATAAGGCATTATAGATGTAAGAACATTATTATAACGAACCTTATAAGGATTTGTTATACTAATATCATAATCTTCTGCAATAACAGTAAATTTATCCATGTTAATACCATTACAAAATTTACCACCATTATGAAAGTATGCTACATAAACGCCTTTAGCATTTAGAGCATTTCTAACATTAGCAGCTATTTTATCTAATTGCATCCAACATTCAGCTTTAGATGCTAGAATATTAGTTGTAATCTTACGACGTTTTTTAGAAATCCATTCTTTAACGAAGACAACACCTATAGATGAAACGATAACACCAATCAAGTTTAATATAGCAATAAAAATACCACTCATTACACAATTTGTTTTATAATTCATATTTGTGTATTTAGAAAGTTGCTATAAACAAAAAAATCCGACTACTAGCGGAACTAGCAGTCGGATCAGGAATAATTAAAATTGCCTTAATATAAATAACATCTGTGACTAAATGCTATTGTATGAACTTCTTCCAAGGAATATCTTCATCTTTACCCTTAATATCAGCAAGCCATCTTTGGAATGCTATACCTTCATATCCATCAGGATCAGTAATGAATAGATAAGCATAAATAGCACATTCATGATGCTCAGTAAATAAGCGACCATAGAAGTCAGCATATGCCATATTCATTACATAAGTAACATCATACCAGTTAGCATTGTGAATATCATTCATATTATACTTATGCCAAATCTCTTTAACTTCTTCTAAAGTATAATGATGATTAGTACCATTACGATTTTCCATTTTAGAAACAGCCCATTCACATAAGTCTTTAGTAAAATGTTTACCGTAGAGTTCTTTATATTTTCGACAATCCCTCTTTCTTACATCTTCGTTTTCGTGAAGCATTTCAGTATGCTCATGCGGGTCTTTCATCATGATTTACATTATTTTTAAGAGAGTTATCAATTTCACGTTTAAGATTCTGAAAAGCCGTAGCTTCAAATTCAAAACCAAAGATATTTACAGAACCTTTTGCCGTAGCTTTAGTTATAGCCGAATCAAGATAACTATTAACTACTTTAGGTATCTGTTCATCTGGAATGAACTTAGATAACTTAGCCAATTGAGGCTTAATAATATAATCAAGTGTAGGCTCAATAATAAAATCTAATTCATTAAGAACGTTATAAGTAGATAGATCTAAACCAAAGAAACTACTCATAAATTTACCAATACCTGAAGTAACAGGAATCTTAATTCCACCACCAATAGTTTTAACTATAGGGGTAAGCCATTTACGTACAGCTACTGCAACAAGTTCTGAATTATTCATATTGCTCTAAGATTAAGCGTTAGCGGCAGGAGTTGTAGCATTCGGATCTGGTACAGCAGGACCAGCAGCACGAGCAGCTATTTCAACAACCGGACAAATTTGAGTTGCATCAATTTTCTTGATATAACGAACGTAATTACACTGACCATAATCAAAAATTTGATCATCAGCAGCTTTACGACGTTCAGCTTCAAGAGCGATAGCAGATTTCAAATCTCCTCTAACATCTAAGAACTCACGAGCAACTTCTTTTTTGAAGCATTCAATATCTTGTTTATTAAGAGCAGACTCTTTATCTAAACGAGCAAGAGTTTCAAAAGTAATTCTATCGTTAGCTTGTCTGATTTCACGTTCTTCTTTAACTAAAGCTAAAGCCTCTTTGAAAGTATTGATTCCAATAGAATCAGCATATCTTTCTGACTTTTCTTTAGCTAATTCAGCCATTAAACCAGAAACAAATTGACTTTCAGCGAAAGCAGCAGTACCACTAACTTGATTGTTACCACAAGCTCCACCAAACCAATTTTTCAAACCTAATCCTGCAAAAGCAGCAAGACCTAGAGATCCTGCAACAGTGTTGTAGTTAATTTGTCCCTTCGGAACTTTAACCCCAGTTTCATTTTCGTTAGTCATAATAATTATTTGTTTTAATGCATCTCGACATTGAGATGCACAACAAATATATTACTATAATCAGTAACAATAAGAATTAGACTTATAACATGAACATTAATATCAATACTTGAATTTTGTATTCAAGGATTCTCTTTTAGCAATTGCCTCATCAATTTTCGCATTAATGGAGGGAACACTAATGTAATTCATAAAAGTAACATAACCTATATGATAAACATCAGCAATTTTATTCTTCCAAATCCAACGATAACTTCTATCATCATTGATATAAGTTTTAGCAATATCCTGAATATCTCTAATTAACAAGAGTTTATTCAAATTAGTATAAGTCACAGGTGTCATATCGGGAAATTTAAATCATTAATAGAACGTTTAGTCGATGATATAAGCGAGCAATGATTTTCCCTTATACGACAAAAAGAAGCACTAAAATAATTAACAATAGTACTTCATTAGTCCGCGATTATACGCTTTTAGAATCAGCAAAACGCTGAGTAATACGTTTAAATATAGGTTTAAGAATCAAATCATATCCGAACGTAGAAATAAGAAAAGAAAGTAATACAGTTTCAAGAGAAGCATCAAATTTACATATATAAAGAATAGCTGTAAGAATACCTACAATCAAACTTATAATACTTTTAGCTTTTCGAGAAATCTTACATTTAGTTATATTAGATATTGTCTGTATAATACCATATGTTGTTAAACATACTATAGTTATATAAACAATACTAATAGATTGAATTAGTTGTAATAATAATGTATCTTCCATTAATCATATACGTTTGTATAAAAAATAGTCATTGTTTGAGTACCAGCTTTTATATCAATAACTAATTTAGCATCAGAAATATCTGGATAACCATTTCCCAAATTCAGTAAGACTTGTTTTGGATCAGTGGTATTTATTCTGCCATTAATATATGGAGATCTATCACTACCGTCATCCATACCCAGATTAATTTCATCTATATCTATATTAAATTGAAATAAAAAATTAGTAGCACCAGTACCTGTACCTGGATAAGTCATTACAATTATAGCTCCAAAATCAGTATTTATTTCAGCTAAATATTGATTAGAAGACGTAAGATTATATTCTTTACCTCCCCATGTATCTATTACTTTTGTAGGAGGATAACTTTGACCTTGTTGACGTACTCTTTTTAATATAAGTTTATTTGATTTTTGATTTACATCAATAGTTTTATTAATCCCCCCCCCCGCAACAGTAATAATTCCTTCACGAGCAGGATTTATATAATTGTCTTGAGCAGTTACATCAAAACTACCATCATTAGTTCCACTTGCAGGACTAATAGAAATCCAACTAGGTTTCGCCATAATAATTACGTTTAATGATTAACTAGTTTATACAAGAAAAGGTCTAGTAGATACTTTAGTATCCACTAGACCAGCAACATTCAAATTAAAGTTAGATTATGAAATCGTCCAAGCGGTATTGGTAGTAATCGTAATCTGTTTCGTTTCACCGGCAGCAGCAAAAGTCAAAGAAGTCGGAGATACAGACAAAGTAGCATCACCGGCAGCTTGACTAACGGTATATTTCTGACCATTAACAGTAATATGTCCGGTACGAACGTTAACTGTTGGATTGGCAGCAGCAGTAAACGTAATCTCGAAAGCATAAATATTGCTTGCTCCCGGGTCACCTTCGATAGCTGCACCCGAATTATATTGTTTAGTATTAACTACTAATTTACCGGCAGTCAACCAAGCTGAAGCATCTGAATCAACAGCAAACGTAATAGAAGACAAGTTGGCATTACCTGTAAACTTCTTAGCTTCACCGGTTTTAACAAAAGCTAAAGATTGAGTAGTAACATCCCAAATATTAGAACCCGACTGTTGTATTGCAACCTCTTCCGTTAAATCTTCAACTGCTACAGTAATAGATCCGGAACGACCTTCACGTCCTTTATAAATAGGAGCAGTAACATCTACTTGAGAGTTACCTGTACCCTCAACAGCAGATAACGTAATCCAACTAGGTTTTGCTTTTAACGAATAAGCAGCACGCATAACCGGAGCACCAACTCCATCAACTAAACCACCAATTTCAACCGCAGTGGCTCTTTCATCTAAAGAAGAATTTGAAACCATAATAATGACAATTTAATTATTTATAAATAGATTTTAAGTTCTGCACGCTTCCACATCACCTTCTCTACTGGGGTTTGCAAAGCGTTGCAGAACTCTTAATAGTTTAAGAAACAGTCCAAGAAACATTAGAAGTTACATTAACAGTTTGAGTACCTCCTGATGCCTCAAATTCAAGACTTGTTTTATCAAGATTCAAATAAGGATTTTGTTCAAATATAGCGGTATAAGTAGCATCTTTAGTTACAGTGACTGTCCTTGTAGCACTCGTATTATTGTCACTCCATTTAACGAAGTGATAACCAGAATTAGCTGTAGCTTTTAGTGTAACTGACGTATTGTAATTATAAGTGCCTCCACCACTAACTGTACCTCCTGTACCAGCAGTAACTGTCAATTTATACTGTCTAGTAGATGCAGTCCATCTAGCGTACCAAGTCTTATTACTAGTACATTTTGTTGAAGTAGTTAACTGATTACCACCTGTTGAGGCATCAGTATCAAACCAACCTGCAAATGTATAGTTATTAGCCTCAGTAGAAGTTCTACTTGCTGTAGGTAATGTACTAAGTGTAGCATTATAATTTAATGTCCTAGTTGTATCACCTGTACCTCCATTTGCATTAAATGTCCAAGTATAAGAATTAATTTCCCAAACAGCATAATATTTAACATTAGCCGTTACTTTAGTTGTTGTACTAACATTTACTGTACCAGTATTAGACGTAGACCAACCTTTAAACGTATAACCTGTTCTAGTTGCTGTAGGTAATGTACCTAAAGCAGCATTATAATGGAATGAACTAGAAGACTTACTAGGAGTACCACCATTTCCATCCCATGTAACAGTATAATTTTTATAAGTTGAAGTCCATCTAGCATACCAAGTCTTATTGGATGTTACCTTAGTTGTAGTAGTTAATTGAGTTCCTCCAGTAGATGCAGAAGTATCAAACCAACCTGCGAAAGCGTACGTATAAGTATTATCCGCATTTCTAGTACAAGTAGGTAACGTTCCAACATCGGTATTATACGTTTTAGTTATAGTTGTAGGAGAAGGAGTATTACCACCATTCTTATCAAATGTAAACGTATAACTATTGATAGACCATCTAGCATACCAATTTTTAGTTCCAGTAACTTTAGTAGTTGTTGTAGCTTGAGTACCACCACTTGCAGCAGATGTATCAAACCATCCAACAAATGTATATCCTGTACGACTAACAGTAGGCAATGTACCAAGAGCTGTATTATAAGCTTTTGTTATAGTTGCAGGACTTACAGTTCCACCTCCATTTGCATTGAAAGTATGAGTGTAAGAGTTAGTACTTCTAGTAACATAAGCATAATAAGTAACAGTTCCCTTAATTACAGGAGTTTCTAAAGTTAATCCGGAACCAACTTTAGTTCCACCACCATTAGCCGCAGTATACCATCCATTAAATGTATAAGTAAATTCAGCTGTGTTATTAGGCATAGTCAAAGTACAAGATCCTTTAGAATTATATGCAATACTTTGACTAGTTCTATTCAAAGTTCCATAAGTTGTTTGATAACTTACAGTATAACTTCGAGTATTTGGTATCCAATGAGCATAAATAGTTGTATCTTTAGCTGCCATCTTAGTGGTAGTAGTTACTGGAGTTCCTCCTGTTGCAGCAGTATGCCATCCATCAAATTCGTAAGTATATTGTGCATCAGAAATTTTACTAGGTGTAGGTAACGTACCATAAGCTGAATTATATTCAAGATTTTTAGACGTTGGAGTTACAGTACCACCATTAGGATTAAATGTTAAAGTATAACTATTAATTGACCATTGAGCATAATATGTAATATCTTTAGTTACAACAGTTGTAGTAGAAATTTTAGTTCCACCACTAGAAGCTGTGTACCAGCCAAGGAATGTATAGCCTGTTCTAGAGCAAGTTGGAAGTGTACCTAAAGCAGTATTGTATTCTTTAGTAATAGTTGAAGGACTAGGAGTATTTCCGCCATTACCATTGAAGGTAGCTGTATAAGAACGTTTAGTAGCTATCCAATGAGCATAATAAGTAACATCTTTAGTTACAGTAGTAGTTGCTGATATTTTATTACCTCCACTAGCTGCTGTAAACCAACCTTCAAATTCATAAGAATATTCTGCTGTATCTTTCCTAGTCGGAGTGGGTAATGTGCCTAAAGTAGATCCATGAGTTTTAGAAATAGACGCAGGACTTACTGTACCACCATTAGCATTCCAATTAACTGTGTAAGATTTAAGAGTAAAGTATGCAGTTAAAGTTTTACCTGATAGTATCATTACAGGTTGAGGATTATTGGCATAATGAGTATCATCTATACCATCAGTCCAATAAGCAAATTTATATCCTGTTGCTGGAGTAGCTGTAATGTTTGCAGTAGAACCTTCTTGTCCAGTAAATGGACTAGGAGATGTTGTACCAGCTCCAGTAGGAGAAACATTAACCGGAATAGTTATATTATAAACGGACCACTTAGCAGTTAAAGTGATATTTGTTGTAGGAGCAAATGTATAAGGATTAGCACTTGTAACCTTAGTAGTTCCATTATACCAGCCATCGAATTTATATCCAGTTTTTCTTGAAGCAGTTACAGTAGCATTCTTACCATGTTCTACAGTTTGCCCAGCAGGGCTTACAGTTCCCTTAGTTGTATCATCAGATACTGCATTTACAACATAGCTCTTAATTTGATATTTAGCAACAAGTGTTCTATTAGCAGACATTGTAACAGAAACTTGAAGACTAGAAGAAATCAAATTAGAACCTTCATACCAACCTATAAAACTATACCCTGTAGGAGCAGCTTTCGCAGTAATTGTTTGCGAAGTATCACGATAATAAGTTCCTGTATTAACTCCAGCATTAGACGTAGAACCAATAGAACATTCTCCAACATTCGTTATTACAGTTCCAGCACTATTAAGAGTTGTAGAAGAAACTTTTAATGTAAATTTATCTTGCTCTGTTTGAGTACAATTTATAGTTTTAGTAATACCACTGACAGTAACAATAACAATTGTTGTTCTGCTAGCACCAGGGTTTTTACTGGCAGTTAAATTAACAGTTTTATTACCCGTGCCACTCTTAGAAGCAGGGGTAAGCCAAGAAGCGATAGCCATCTTAGTATCCCCCCCCTAATTATGAAACCGTCCATTCGACGTTAGAAGTAACATTAATTGTCTGAGTTCCACCAGTAGCTTCAAATTCAAGAGAAGTCTTATCTAATTCGAGATAAGGATCTTGAATGAATTTAGCAATATAAGTCTTAATTGCATCAACAGTAACATTAAAGTTTACATCATCTGAAACCTTAACACCATCTTTCCACCAACCATTAAAACTATAACCATCTGCCGCTGTAGCATAAATTATTACAGTAGTACCATCAACAAATTCTCCAGAATCAGTAGCTAAATTCTTAGCATTTCCGATTCCTACACCACCTTGCGTAATATCATTAGTATCAGTTCTAACAGTTAGTGTAAATTTATCAGGTTCAGGAATAAGATCACAGTTTATAGTAACTTTAATATTCTTTTCAACAACAAAACTATACTCATTTTGATCATTTAATGGAACTTTAATTCCATCAACAAGAACATCTCCAAGAGTATAATTGGGACTTACATTGACTTTAATTTTACAAGTCTCACCATCAGTATAAGTTCCAGCTCCATCCATTGTAGCACTTCCGTTAGGAATAGCTTCATATGTAACCTGGAATTCATCAGGAGCATCAATTTCAAATTGAGCGGTTATAGTTTTATTGCTATCAATTATAATTTCTCTTGTAACAGAAGATGGTGCGCCAGAATCAGTCCATTTAGAGAAATGATAGCCATTATCTGCTAATGCTTCAATTGTAACTTTAGTTCCATCAATAATATCTGTGAATGTATGAGACCCGCTATAATACTCGCTCCAATTATTGTTTAACTTAGCTCTACACTTTCCACCCGTTCCAGCAACAATTGTGAGTGTTCTCATTATTATCGCTTCAAATGATGCAATATGTACAGCATTTACCCCCGATTTTGCTGTGAAGTTTGCAGGATTGCTTGATGTTTTCTCATTGCCTGTGGTCCACTCTTTAAACGTATAATTGCCTTTAGTTTGTGCTTCAATAGAGTAAATTGAACCAACATTAACCTTAAAGGATTGTTCAGAACTAGACCAATTAGACCAAGAACCATCCCCTATACGATAGCGAGCTTCATTTGTGCCATCGGTTTGTACTGTAATAGTAACTTCTTCCGGTGGAATCTCAGCAAATGTACATGATAAACTTAAATCATCATGAATAGATTGCGTATATGGATTATTAGTAGAATTAGATCCGTCAATAGTCCATTTAGAAAAAGCAAATCCATTATCGGGAACAGCTAATACCTCTAATACATTTCCATCAGCAACACTAATGGAATGCGATGCTTTAGCTTCTGAATAAGATCCACTACCAACTCTATATTTACATTTACCATTAGCATTTGCTGTAATAGTAACATTGTGATTTGTTATTGGAATTTTAGAGAAGTATCCTTCAATTCTAGTAACTTGATTAATTTCAATAGAACTAGATATTTCAAGAACTTCATTACCATTAACATCCCATTTATCAAATTGATAACCAGATTCAGGTTGAGCTTCAAAATAAACTAAAGTACCAGCAGTAAATTCTAGTCCATCAATATTTGTATCCCATACAGACCAAGAACCATTAGCAGTTTTATAACGAACTTTACCACCTAATCCACAACGTAAACTAAAATTAAACTCAGTGGGAGGAGTATAAGCTTCTTTAAAATAAGCAGTATATGTTTTACGATTAAGACCTTCTTCTACAATAATGTTATTCTCATTATTTGGAAGAGTAGCACCTGTAGGAGAAATCCAATTTTCAAACTCATATCCGCTATCAGCTTTACCTTCAATGGTAACAATTGTTTTTTCAGGAGCAGTTACTTCATGTTGTGCAGCCCAACTAGACCAAAGACCTTGAATATCTTTGTATCTAACTAAACCATTCGCGTTAGCTATAATACTAAACGTGAAATATCTAATAGATTCAACAAAAGTAACTGTAACAGTAACATCTTGATTAACTACAACACTCCATGTACCATCACCATTATCCGTAATATTACCATCTGATGCAGAAACAGTTCCAACTTTCCACCCTTGAGTAGGAGAAGGAACTATTGTTGCAATCTGACCAACTTGATAAATTCCAGCTCCACTTGCTGTACCTTTATCGGAAGGAGTAGTATTTATAGTAACTTTATATGTTTGAGGAGTATTAAGTTCAAAATATGCAGTATAAGTTTCATCCGAATCAACAATAAGATCATACTGAAGATTAGTAGAAACTAAGATGCCTTTACTATTTTTCCAATGAACAAAATGATAACCATCAATAGGAGCAGCTGTTATAGAATGTCTTGTACCTTTCGGGAAAGTACCTGTACCAACAACATAACCGGCAGTTGCAGGATAAGCATCTACATTAATATAGAAGTTATTAACAGGAGAACCTTCTTTTTCAAATACGCCTATCAAATCCATATCTTTCTTGATATTGAAAGTCCAATCAGAACTAATAGACATAATCTCATTAGAATGGTACTCTTTCCAACCCATAAAGTGATAACCAGGAGCAGGTTTAGCATAAAGTTTAACTTGACTGCCAGCCTCAAATTGAAACCTAAATCCATCAGGACTTTCATCAGGCATAATATGAGAACCAGTACAACCTACAATACCACCTTCTTCCGGAGAAGGAGTTAGACTAACTCTATAATAATTACGTTCGATATGACCTGTTTGCAAGAAATCTTGAAGATCCTTAATATAAGTCCAAGCTCTAATATATGTATCTTGACAACCGCAAGTATTATTTCTAACACCACGACTGGGATGTACATAATTAGCTTTAAGACCTATGCAAACTAAAGTGTCATCTGTGAGAGATTCACTACCAACAATTAATTCTCTATCAATTGCGATAACATTACCATCTGTAGTCAGATTAATCTCACATCCTTTTTCATCATACATATAATAACAACCATCAGTACGATGATAAAAAAAACGAACGTTATGCTCACGCTTAGGAAATGTACCCGGAGGAAGAACTTGTTTTAACTTGACAATTTTAATATTACATTCCATAGCATTAAGTTTAAACGAAAATAACTACGTAGAACCATTAAGTTCCACGTAGTTTACAATAACAACTTAATCAGTTGCAGTATTTAATGCAATGGCATTATCTCCACTGCCTTTAGCTAAAACTTTAATAGCTTCTAATTTAGCAACAACTGCATCAATAACAGCTTCAGTACCAACAACAATTTGGAACTTACGTGGACTATTATTATCAGCAGCTATTTCAGGGAATTGATTAAATTCAGCAGTAGATATAACAAGATATGCAACCTTATCAAAACCTACTTTAGGATCAGCAATACCCCATGCTTCTTGCCACTCTTCATTCGGATTCCAACCCATGTTAATCAGAGAATAACGTAAATCTTCATCACTAAGAGCAACATCAGCTAAGAAACCGGATAACTTAGTATGTTCAATAGTAATAGTTCCATTAGCCTTTTGATCAGCTAATAAACCAAATACATTAACAGTAAGTTTAGTAGGTTGTTTAGCGACAACTGTAATATTAACCCCTTGGGTATCTTTAGCAACTGTAATATCAAACAACTCTTTATTATAAGCTGTTAGACTCATTGCTTTCTTAATCTTCTCAACAAGACGATCAAGAGTATCAGTTGCATGAATACGAACAGGTATCTGTACAATCTGAGGATTAGGATTAACAGTTAAACCATGACGATATGGTTCAGAAGAAATAATTTCAATGGCACCACAGAACTCAGCATCTGCATTATATACAATTCCATCAGCGGGTTTTAAAGCTGGATTCGTAATACCTTTGAGAACAACAGTTTCCTTTTGATCAGCTTCAGTATATTTACGAACATTATAAGTGAAATTAAAAGGATTAATATCAACACCTCTTTGATTCACATACCCGCCACTCTTAGTAGGAATTGCAGACATAATTACAAAAGGCTCAGGTCTAGAACCAGAAGTTTCCAGTTTAGTGCCATAAGCAGTACAAATGCCGAGTTGACCGTTAGATAACTTAGTATCAACAGTAACATTATCGACAAATGTTTTTCCGTAACTTACAATTCTCATAGTAACGTATTATTTTAAAGAATTACTTTCATTTATAGCAACTTGATACCCGGGATCTTTAAGGATACCAAGAAGTTTTTGTGTTGCAAGATCAATAATCTCAGTTTTAAACGGAAGTTCAGAAACTTCATCTGTTATAATATTAAACCTAGTAGGTTGTCTAAGATATGTAATAGCAACATCAGTGATAATGAATTTATCATCCATATCTACGAGTAATCGACCATTCTCGATTATACATATTGGATGTAGATGTCTATTAGCTCGATTATGATACGTTTGTAACATATCCATGCGTTGCACATCTGAAACTAAATCCATGCCCGCAAATCGACTCTCTCGTACCTTAGTTATCGTCCCATTAGCCGTTATAACTTCATATTGCCCTGTATAACACTCGTTGTTGAATTGATCTAACTTAATATCATATTTATCACCAACTACTATTAATGTCGGCGTATCAAAGTAGAATACGAGTGATTCGGGATAATATAAGTCTCTGTAACGTTCATAGGTCACATTATAACCTTTTCTAAGTAATACAGAAAGCATATAGTTGATATATTCAAATAAACCATCTTTACGATAGATTTTAGCAGGATAATGAAATGTAACAGTATCATTACCGATTTGAATAATAAAATCTTCTATATAGCCTGGAATAGTTTTAAATAACTCACTAATGTTTACTACATATATCCTAGTAGTAATAGATTCAATATCTCTATAACGTTTAAACTTATCGAATATAACACTTGCTGTATAAGAAACGCCATGTAGATAATTCGTAGGTAAATAAGCAAATCCTCTATTATCCTCATTTGCAAGAAGATAAAGAGGACTTCTATATGTATTTTTTAAAACCTGTAAATCATCGTAATAGCGTCCGCTTTCTTCAAAGGCTTTAATCTTTTGCGTAAGCAGTACGTCAATAGCTTCATTAAGAGCAATATCAATATACTGCGGACGAATGGATTCTTGCCTATTAGCATTAATCTGCTGAATCTTTTCATTTACAGCGATATGTGCTTCTTTACAACTACTATACATACTGACAGCTTTTTATTAATTTAGAACCGAAGCTTTATAAGCAGTGAAAAGTTGAGCTTTATATTCAACATTCTCAGGAGCAGCTAAATAAGCCATAACACCTTCAACTGATGAACCAAGAACAATTTCCGGACGCACAGTGTCAAAGTAATTATCACCATCTTTAGTGATAACTTGTGCAGCTAATAGCTTATAGACCTGAGCCATTGCTTCTACATTCTTATTATCAAATAGAGAAATAAATGCATCTGCATTTGTTTGTGAAAGTTCAGCTACAGCCGTCTGCAAATCTCCATGTTCCATCTTAATAATCGAAAGAGTATCAGCAGGAGCATTGCAAATAAGCATATTGCGAATACGCTTGTAAGAAGCCTCATCACCTGTGAACAACTGAGCCAACTTAGTAGCAGTATTAACAACAGTTTTGGTTTTAGCATCTTTCATACGTTTAACATCTTCAATACTATGTAGATAAAAACGAATATTAGTTGATTTCTCAACATCTTCCGGTTTATTAGCAACAGTAGAAGTTAAAAGAGCTAAACGCCAAAGGATATAGTCTTGAGGTTTAATTGGAGTCATATACATATATAGATTCTCTTCATGAACCGCAATACCATCACCAAACAGCATAGCATCAAAAATAGCTTTCTCTAATTTATTCGGAGCAATATCCGTATTAATGTTATTTTTTTTAGCCCATTCAAAGATAGCATCACGCTTAATAGGATCATTAAGTGAAAATTCCCAACCGGTTTCCAATTCATAACCTTGAGCAGGAACTTCTACAGTAGAGTTCTTTAAATGCTTAAGAACGAGATCTTGAAAATTAACATTACGACTATCAGAAGAAGCTCCAATGATAGTAGGAAGAATAGAAGCCATTTCAGCAGTTTTACTAGATAAAGTAAGAACTGCTTTTATGCTAGGACCGAAGATTGTATTAAAAGCACCAATACTTTTCTGATTCACTACTTGAAACATAGTAGGATTCAGTTTTAAAGCTAAGGTTATTTTGCGTGAGTATATCATATAGTTTATACTTTAATCAGTTTATACTTTACAATAATCGTAATATACGCTTATTCAAAAATCATTTCAGCCCAGAAAGAAGTAGTACCATTAAGCATATTAATACCTTGAGAAGACATAACTTCATAAGTAGCAATATCCTCACGTGTACTTAACATCTTATTATAAGCACCCCATTCTTTAGGAAGAGGAGTAATACCTTGGTAAACACCATATAAATATTCACGACCTTCTTCACAAACAAGTTGAATATTAGGCTCACCTGAAGTATTATCAACAGAATGATCCAAGAATACCATAGTATATGAAGTAACAGGGAAACCTCCATACATACGACCGTTCTTACGATCCATTTCAGCACGAGAACCGCTATCAAACAAGTCAACAACTTTAACAGACACTGTAGCTCCAGAGTAATGCTTATATTGATTAAAATAAGCACCATAAGTCAAAATACCACCACGACTTTGAATTTCCTCAGAACCAAGTTTATCGAAATAACCATTGCCGATAGCTTCATTCTTTATACATTGTTGGAACATCTTAGAACCACCTTTACCGGTATAAAGAACAATATTCTTATTACTCAAATCAATATCATTACGAACTTCAAAGATACGAGAAAGAATCATATCAATAAGCTCAATAGTCATGAATGAATACTCGAAATAGTTTCCGAATGCAATAAGAATATCACGAACTCCAGCACCACGAGGAATAGGTTTATTTGAATGCTTTTCTTGATTATGGATAACACCATTAATATCACGATTGTAAGAAGAGAACCACAAGTCTTCCTCTAACAAACGTCTGCGCATAAACTCGAATTGACGCATTTCATAAGGCATCCAAAGAGTACCTTTAGAACCATCATCATAATCAAGTTCAAACTCAGTAACGATATTAGCGATATTACCGGTAATAATCTTAGAGAAACGATGGAAACCAAATTGGTTAGTCATTTCACTCCAAGATTCAGCAGTACTACGAGAACCAGTTGATAATTCACCAGCAATCGTAGGAGCACCCATACCCCAATATTTACCTCTTTCAAAATTACTAAGATCAATGAATTCATCCGGATTACCGCCAAGTATGATCATTTCATAGATATAACCACCACTTGCAGTTTGCTCACCATCCGTCTGCATACGTACAAGATGTTTTCCATCAGGAGTAATAGCAGAGTATTGATAAGGAATCCAGTTATCTTGGAACTCAGCTTTAAAAGACATAAACCCTTTACCGGGTGTTTGAGTAGGCGTAATTAAACGCACAATAGGGGAAGTAACAGTCGGTTTCCCCATAATCTTCCATTTATACTGAGTATCACCAGCATTAATAGGTTTCTTACGAGAGATATTCCCTTGACCTTCTGTAAGAGAAAGAAGAGGGAATTGATTACTGTTCCTACCCCAAAGATAAGTAAGAGATTTATTTAAATCGACAGCACCAAGAACATTAAAGTTCAATAGCATATCTGCATCACTATAAACCTCTTTGGAATACTGTTTTTTTCCAATTTCTCTAAGCATAGTTACGATAATTATTTATTAGAATCAACAATACCACCAGGAACAACAGGGCGTCTATTAGGATTAACTTTAGTTGCTCCACCTTGGGTAGATACCTTAACTTTAGGTTTACCACCAGAAGTAATGTTCAAACGACGAACATTTTCTTGTCGTATAGATGCAGCAGCAAGTTGACTAATATCAGCACCAAGTAAATTCCGCAGTGCTACCATAGCGAACGTTTCATTATCAGCAAGCATATCAAAAACATCTTTTTGAGCTTGCGTATAAAAAGAATCTCCTATTTCAACAACAGGAGCAGTAAGGTATTTCACAAGATCCTTACGAGTAAGAATTTGTTCTTTACCATTTACAGTTCTCTTAACACCAGCAATCGGAATAGCAAGACCTCCGATAGTACCTTTATTAACAATCTTATCATAAAGAGAATCAGGAACATTAAGTACCTTAGCTTTACCATGATCATCATAGGTAATACCATAAGCTTTATCTAGTTCATCTTGTTCAGCTTTCCATTGCGCTTCTTGACGAGCAGTAGCTTCTTCAATTTCACGTTTCTGATTAGCAGCAAGATAATCAAGACTTTCTTTAGCTGTTTCATTTAAAACTCTATCAGCTTTAGAAAAACGAATAATACGATCAATTTGAGCATCTGATGTACCTTTACGTTTTTCAGCAGAACGAATAATAGCTTCAAGTTGAGCTTCAGATTTATCTTCAATATTCATCGTAGTCCAATCAACATGATTAGCAAAACCTTCGAGTGAACCATAAGTTTGCTTATATAAAGCCGCTTGATGAATATCAGGATTAGCACGGAAGAAATTAGTAATAGCTTCTGATTCAGCTTGATGTCTAGCAATTTCAGCAATATCTGCATCACGTTGAGCAAGACCTTCAACAGTCATATCATATTGCTTTGGAGTACCATCAGCGTTTACAGGAGTTAAACCAGAAATAGCAGAAATAGCAGAAACATCAATAGTTTCTTCTTGTTGTTCAGCAGCTGCAAACTCATCTAATTGAGCTTTAGTATAGACAATCTGTCCATCTTTAACTGCGTTACCTTCTGCATCTAATTCATATTCCACATCTCCTTCATCTGTTGTTAGAATAATCTTATTAGCATCTCCGGTTTCCTTATTTGCATCTTCATTAGCTTTAGCAGTAGCTTCTTCTTCAGCTTTACGTTTAGCTTCTTCTTCCGCAGCTTTGCGAGCTTCTTCTTCAGCTTTAGCTTTATCCTCTGCTTCTTTAGCAGCTTTAGTAGCTTCTTCGGCAGCTATTTCTTCAGCAGTTTTAGTAGTATTACTGTCAGTAACACCACCGGGAACAATAGGATTTGGCATAGTGTTTTCTCTTTTATAAATTAAGTTATAACAATGACAAATGTAGTAATAATAAATGTATTCAAAACATCAATAGAAATATAATCTTCAAAAGCATCATCACCAGACGTTACAAAACCTCGAATTATCTCAATTAATTTCCATTGATTTTAGGCTCAAATGCAGCCATTGGATGACATCAATTTTTAGTTGATATTGCAATTCATTTCTCTAAAAATCGTGGCTTACATTAAGACTTTCGTGGCTTATTCGTATTGATTCGATTCATGCGCTTTTGCTCTTCAAACTTGGCACGTTCTAGATTAGCTCTATCAATATCTAAGTTTAACTTAGTCATTTTAAGATAAGCATCAAGAGAATTAGCATTACTCTCATCTTCACTAATATAACCATTACCATCTTTATCTACTTGAAGTTTTGCGTCATTAACAATAATCTGAGTAAGATTACTATCAGCAGCAATAGCTTCTTTAGAGTCACGATCTAATTGAGCTTGTTCAGCATCAAATTTGCGTTGAGCTTCGGCATTAGCAGAACGCATTTGTTCAATCTCTGCATCCCATTTCTTTTGAATTTCTTCACGTTCAAGTTCAAACTTACGTTGAGCTTCAGAAGCTTCTTTAATATATTTGCGTAAAGAAGCAACGTTATGATTACAAACAGCTTCAGCAGCTACATCAAAATTACCATTCTGTGCAGCACTAAAAGCAATTTCTTCAAGTTTACGAACTTGTTCATTGAGTTCAGCAGAATTACCAACAAAAATACCAAAATTAGAATTAACAAAATCAGTTCCATTGACTCTAACTTGAACAACTTCATTAGTATTAGGATCAATATAAGAACCTTCAAAACCATCAATCCATGCAATCTTAGCAGCATCAAGATTAGCCTCCATATCACGAGACCGAAATGAATCAAATATCTTTAATGACCACACAGATCCCATTAGAGCTTGATTGAGTCCCATCTCAGTAACAGCCTTACCTGCTCTAGCTTGAATATCTCCTGCACGTTGATCATTCATATTAGCTAATTCATACGCTTCTTGCTTAATAGATTGCTTAATTTGATTAAGAACAGTCAAATAATTAATCATAGTTGTATTGGCAATCTCTTTAATAGCTTGAAGTGAAGGTTGTTGTTTGGCTATTTCGCTATCATCAAAGACTAAAGTACCATCTCTATTGGCTGCATCGAGACGCTCTTCCATAGTCATATCATTAGTATCAGCTAAGAAACTTTCAGGAATCAATAGCCACGAACGGAACTTCATAATAGTACGTTCTTCTACTAATGTATAAAGACGATAAAGAGCTAGATAAGGTAATAAACGATAAGGAATAGGTTTAGGATTATTAAGAAGCATAAGACGACTTAAACCATTATAAGGTAACTTACAATGATTAAGATTATTAACTTCTTCACGTTGAACTATACATGGTTGAGCTTTAGTATATACTCCCCAATCTTTATCGCCAAAACGATATGCTTCCCAACATTGAAGAACATATGTATATTCAATATCAATATCACCTATAGTTGGATCTAAAACATAATTCTCATTTACCACTTTTTGTTCAATCTCACCATAAGGATTAGTATAACTAAGAATACCACGTTTCATAGGAATCTTAAATACACAATGATGAGCCTTGATAACCCCGGTAGAGGGCAAGGAGTGGTAGGGAGCGGAACTCTGCGTATCAATCGTAGGATTAAAAGCAATCTCTCTAGAACGAAGCATTAAAGGAGTAACTGTATATTCGCCAGTACTTTCGTGATTATGAATTATATCCTTAATGTAAGCAATATCTTTTTTAGAAAGAATTTCTTGATATTCACCAATAATATCATTGATATTTATCTCAAATTCTCTCATACCATAATCATCATCTTCAACAAAAAGATTACCACTATCAATACGATAATATTCAAGAGGAGAAATAATTTCAAAGATAACATCATTATATCTTACATCACGATATGAATATACACTTTCAGTACAGAACCAATAATAGAAAGCTTGAATATATTTCTCATTAGCTTTTATGAGAGAATTAAGTAGATCAAGAGTTCTCTGACCTTTAAGAACTTCCTCATCAATCCAATCCTTAGCTGCTTCTTTCATAAAATCTTCAGCTGATGGAAGTTCTTTAGAAGGTTCACCAGTTTGAACTCCATTAGCATTCATAATGTTTATAAATTGCTGACGAAGAAGAGAATCAAGTGCAACTCTAAGATCTTTATTACGCTTAGTTACAATATCAATATCAGCATTATAAACTTGATAATTATTATAGGTGTTAATGAATTCTCCTATATATTTCTCTTTAATAGGAGTAATAAAATCAACATCTCTAATCTTACCTGGCAAATCTTCTTTTCTACCATTAACAGAATTATAAGTCGCCATGACATACTTATAAGTAGATTCATCTACAATACCGTTAGCGGCATCAAGAAATGCTTTAATTTCTGCTTTATCATTATTTGAATGAGCAGTAGCAATAACCCAATCGCACATAGCTTTAGTCCATTTCGGAGTACGCTTAGTAGCTTCTGAAACAAACACATCAGGTTTTTCTAAAGAATTAGGAATCTTAGAAGCATTCATTTAACGACGATTTAAACGATTTGCAATACGTCTGCTATTATCTTCTTTATTACCTTCAACAAGACGCTTAGTATTTAAAGAGTCTGCAAGAAAGACATACATAGCGACAATAGCAGCACTAATATGGTCATAGTTACCTTCAGCAGTAAATCTCTGACATTCAAGTAACAGACGAACACTACCAATAAACTTAAGTCTACGAATAGGATTCCCCTCATCTGTATAACTTAAAGGTTCATAAATAAACTCCTTTAGCATACGAAGACCATTATACTTTTTATCACCATCACCAATCACAATACCATAATCATTATTATTAGGACTAACTAACTTACGACTATTCATATTAGTTGGATCAAGCATTAGATAACGTCTTAATTTATATTTAATGAAGTTAGATACAGTTTCACCTGTACCAGCTTCTGGACAACATTCAGCATTATACATAAGACACATACCCATAGTGACTATATCATTTTGCTCCATTGTGTCCAAACGTCCAATATATTCGCATACAAGCAGTTTTTGATTCGGATATGGGGTAATAGTATTACTACGCATCCACACTTGTGCAGAATAAAGAGAATGTTTATCTGTAACATCTTTTTGTGCCTTATCTACCTTATATGCGTCTACTACCGTAAAGTATAAATCTTTGGGTACTTCTCCATTTACCAAAAAAGGGCGATAGTACATTCTAACGCAACCATGAGTATCGTCACGAGAACCATGGGGAACTTGATTTACAAATTCATGGAATTTACCTTTACCAAATATATCTCGTTTAATACATTCGGCTCTAGGTATAAATTCAGCTCTATTTGTACATCCTAAATCATTGACAACAATCCAACCATCTTGAAAGAATCTAGTTGCATTATCATTGATTAAATCCGAAACATGAAGATTTAATTCCGGAGATGCAAACATATTCTCCGTTGTATTAATAAATGCTTCGGCAGGAGTATTAGCTCGTTGAGCTTTATAGATTATATGAGTTTCACTATCATTATTATGAAAGTGATTCTCTTTATCTTGTTTATCCCAAGCATAAGCGGTGAATATAATTGAATTACCACGTTCAACATAAGGTTCACAATCCCATACTTGCGGAAAAAAGAAACCACATATTTCATGACGTTTATTAATATCCCAAACGTTTTCCATGCAAAGCATCTTATTCATTTTGGGATTATAAAACGCTTTACTAAATGCAGCCCAGTTAGCACCTTTAGTACCACCCGTACCATAGACACGTATAGTACCTACAGATATAGCACCAGATTCAGTATTAGATAAAGTAACATCAAGAGCTTTTTGTAAATTAGGACATTTACCTGCTTCCTCAAAGTCAATCTCAATAGCTTTCTTACCTACAGCAGCAGATTCATTCTTACCTATAGCAACACTATAAAGATTAGAAAGCCAACCAAAATTCTTAAGACCTTTCGTGGATACACGATAACCCATAAGAATATCATCAATAGCTTCTGAAATATAACCTCTTTTCCAAAACGTATGTTCTTCAAAATGGTCAAGACATTTCTTAGCCATAAATGTAGTAGCACCTTTGTCAGTAAGATAAGCTAATTGGTCAGCAGCAAGAGTTACTGTAACATTTGGAAATAGGTTAATTGTATTTGCAGCTTGACTACCACGTTTATATGAGAAACCTTTACGACGAGCTTTAGCTTTAGTAAGATGAAACTTATTATTAGCAATAAATTCATCTATTTTGAAATTCCAATAATCACCGTCCCAATAACGAGGAAAACCCATAACAGTCTCAACGTGTTCAGCACCTTCACGTTTAAGTTTTTCGCGTTCTTTATTGTTAGGCGTACGCTCAATACGACCGTAATTAAGATAAGTATAATGCGCACCAGTTATACGTAAAGGTTGAAGTAAACTCTCACGTTCCTCATCAGTAGTATTAGTATCAAAGAACTTAGGAATATCTTTATAATAGAGTTTAGCTTTAATAAAAACACCTTTCTTACGACGAGATGTTTCTCTTTGCCAAAATGATTCATAAGCCGGAGTACTAGGATCGTAATCGCAGTATGTACCATATTCATCAAAAGTATCAGCAGCTTTAGAAAGTCTTTCTATATTAATAACAATGAAATTAATATTCATAAGAATACCACCAGAATTACCAATAAGAAAATCATTATCCGGATCATATAAAGGTTTATTAGTAATATAACTAATACCATCGGATGCTTTCGGATATTTACTTTTATCTTCACAGAGATAATCTATAAAAGGAATATCTCCACGTTTATAGCCCCATTTATTCTCAGGAGCAGCATTGATGCCATCACAACTATTTTTCCAATAAGCATGAATAAACATAAAGTTATCAATAGCATCTTGTGAAAACTCATATTTACTATTCATAGCTTAATCAATCATATCTATTCCACTACCAACACCATTATCTATTTGATTATTGACATCCATAGAGGCGGCAAGTTCTTTACCTCCACGTACAATAGTTTTTCTAAGTTTAGATTTAACGTAATTATCTTCTGCTTCTTTAAGTTCAGCAATAAGTTTAGGAAGATCTTTACCCATCTTCGTAATCTCACGCATATAATTAAGCATACCTCCAATTTCATCTTTAGTAAAAGAATCTTTCTTTAAGTCATTACGAAGATTTTGATTCATAACTGCCATCAAATCTTTACCAGCTTGAAGAGCATTAACAGTTTCAAAAAACATTTGACCAACATAATTGATATTATGCTCTATAAGCCAATTTATAGCATCAATCATATCTTTAGTGGGTCTAAAGTCAGAATTAAGTTGAGCAACTTCAATAGCATAATCAAAAGCCTTTTGATCTTTTAAACCATTACGATGTATATATCCGTCTTCATCAGCATAACAATCAATAAACTTAAATATCTTATACATAAGCTCTCTATCATTATGCCAATCATTATAAATAACAGCAAGAACAGGAACTTTAAGAATCTGTTCAATATTAAGAATAAGTTTAGAACCTTCAACCAACCATACATGTAATGCCATAATCAATAGTTTTATCTGTTTTATTACGAGCAACAAAAAAGCCCGTACCAACTTAATGATACGGGCAAATATAAAAATAAAAACCAAGGAAACAAATAGTATAATAAGATTTATTACTTTATTTGTATAGTAACTTTAAAACCTTTTTCAGGAGTATCAAAAATAATTTTAACAGTTCCATTACGATTCATTACAGCAGTTGCAATATTAGCATTACAATGAGAAGTCTCACTATTATCCATTATAGCTTCAATAACGCCATCACTATCGCTACGATAATATATGTTAGTACCATCAGCGACAATAGTAGTTCTGAAATCCTCTTCATCTGCGGTTAAACATTGAACTTCACAATAAGTAATATGAGACCAATTAATATCAAAAGGACTTACGCCATAAATACTAATATTTTCTATATTAGATCCTTGATTAATATAGTTAACCTGCAATGTGCAATGGATAGAAATCACATCATCTAGATTATCTGTTGAATAACGTGCAGCTCTATCTATTTCAAAAACATATCCCCCAATTTCAACCATATTTATTTTAGGAATACCATTTTGAGAAATATTTAATGACTTAGTTATCCCCCCCCCCAGCAATAGATACACTTATTTCTCTAGCATCTGAATCTTCATTTTGATCACAAACGACAGATAGTGCACCATTATTACTCCCATTATCCGGAGTAATAGTAACAAATGATTTTTTCATATATATTTAATTTTATTATATTGCAACTCTAGTAACAAGCTGAATATTAAGACCATTATTAAGAAATGTCATTTTTAAAGGTTTATTAGCACCACCAACAACTAGATCCATATAGGTTTTTAATTGGTTATCAACAGATGGACTTGGAGTATAATACATATTACACATACTATTTAATGAATCACTATTACTCATAATATCAACCTTAACTGAATTATCTAATGTTAAGAAAGCAAGATAATCAGCTGAAACAAGATTAGCATATCTAATCAAAATATTAGATTCATATGAATCAAGAGTAGGACCATTAGGGGCTAATACTAACAGATTAGAATCGTTAAGATGCCCAACAAATACAGTACCACCAATACTCAAAGCATATATCTCTGGGTCAATAGTGACAATTAGCATATTATCTCTATTATCATCAGTAAGAATAATTCCTCCATTAGCATTAGCAAATAAAGCTTCATGCAAGAAATCACATAAAACATCTGATCCAAAATTATTAGCATAACCATATAAATTATGATTATTCGAATTTTTAGCTATATTATAATTTTGATAATAATCTTGATCATATATCTTAGTAAATGTAGGTAATTCATCTCCTGTAGCAACTACACCAGCAATTTCTCTAAATCCAATATGTCCTCCGTAAGTACCCCAATAATTAACTCCTACAAGACTGGGAGCCATAAGATGGACTTGTGTTGCTCTTTTTCCATCAACCATATAATCATTAATAATAGTCCCTGTAAAATAAGCACCATTAAAAACGAATTTACAAGGTTTATCTTTAAGAGAACCACCTTTTTGCGTAACATTTATCGTCTTAGATATTCCCTCCCCCCCCCGAAATATTAACAATAGTACTTCTTGCATTACCTGTATTAGTTTCGGCAGTAAATGTTAAAGTTTCATTATTACTACCTGTATCAGGAGTAATAGTAACAAAATCTTTTTTCATATGTATTTTTATTTTATTATAGATATTCAGCAGCCTTCCAAATAAGATTTATAAATTGAATTTTTTTATTATTTGTAAATAAAATAGCAATATTTTGTCTACCATTTAACGCAGAATTAATATCCATAATTTCAGTATTATTTACAGAAATTCCATCATCAATATCCAAATCAAATACATTGCTAGTCTGTCTACTATAAACATGAGTAGTTAAATTCTTTTTAGGAACATATATTGTATTTCCATTAGCACTTTCTAAAAAAGCAACAACTTTTTCTTGATTAAAATCAGAAGATATTTCTCCTTTAACTTGAAGTCGTAAAAATGTACTAGTAAAAGATCCACCAAGCCTAGCCATTTCTTGAATAGGTGTAGGAAATACAAATCGTCCTAATGAAGGATTATTCGCTACTGCGGTAATATCTGTAATAAGACCAAAATTTTGAACAGAAATCAAATTTCCGTTAGAATATATACCTCCCGCAATTTCCAAATGTCCTAAATTTGAACCCTTTTGATTAACATTTAATGTCTTCAATATTTCTCCACCTGCAACAGTTATAACTTCACTTCTAGCATCACCTGTATTATTACCAACAGTAACAGATAAAGATCCATCATTATTTCCACCATCAGGAGTAACAGTAATAAAATTTTTTTCCATATGTATAATTATATTTTATTTATCAATAAACGTTTCAAATTGTTTCATAAACAAAGCAATTTGAGTAGCATAAGCATCCACCACATATTCAATATCATTAGCATAACTTTCATTAGCTTGAACAAATAAGCAATGAACATACTCATGCCAAAACGTTTGAGTTCTTATAGAACTAGGAATATATATACTTCTACTTCTATCTTTAAGCATAATATAAATTAAACCGAGAACATGATCAGAAACGCCATATGGCATTCCTTTAGTAGATTGGTAAGAAACTTCATTCATATCATAAGCTCTATAGATAACTGAACCAACCTTAAAATTCTCAGGATAATCAGTATTATATTTCCAATTAAAAGTAGAATCATCCCACCAATGAGTAAATAAGAAACTCAAATGAGCCATTGTAATATCATCAAGATGAGCTTTTTTGCCACTTGGAAATTCGGCATTTAAATTAAGCTCATAAGCAACAATAATGAAGAATGCTCTAACAAGTTCTCTAAGAGATGCAGTTGAATCTAAATTATCATTAATTTCTATGATACGTTTATCAAAATCAATCTCGGTGGTTTTGACATTAGCGTGTTTAGCTATATAATCAAAAGAACCAATCTTAAAACTGACAGATGTTACTTTCTCATTTAAATTAGTAGAAAGAAAAGGATTAAGAAAAACTGTTTTCATATTAGAATTAATAAAGTTAGAAATACAACATTAAGACCAATAGAAACACCACCGATCTTAGCCCACTTAGCAGAATTACGCATATACTTCTTAAGATCTTTAAGCATATCTTTATTACTCTTTTCTAGATCAGCAATAGACTGTTTATAAACGTTCGCTTGGTTTGTAAGATTATAAAGAGTATGCTTTAAATTATTAATAAGAGTATCTTGTCCAACAACAATATTCTTTAAAGATTTACACATAGCTGCATCATATTCTCCTTGTTTAAGTAGAATTGCAATCTTACGGTTATCTTCAAGAGTATATATAATAACAGTATCTTTACAAATTTTCAATTCTCTGCCGTATATATTTAGCGATGCTATCATCAGAAATAATATAAACATCAGAGAAGTTTTCAATATCTTTTTCATACTTTATAACAATTTTATTAGTATTAGCTTTAAGGCTATCTATAATACGTTCTTGCTTTATAGCGTATTCCTCCAAAGCAGATATGACCCTATTAAAAGAATCCAGAGTATGATAAGGAATATTATTTGTATATATTCTTTCTTCTTCATTACATTGGATTACATTAGTAACTATTAACAACAAAAAAAGGAGTGCTATTAACACTCCTTGAAAATTGACTTTCATAATCAATCGAAATCAGATATATTAACCAAAGTGTACGTGAATGAATTTCCATACATAGTAGCGGCTTTCTTAACAAGAGGAATAAACTTATCCTCATAATCACGAACTGATTCAAATACTTGACAACCTGCCGAATAAAGCCCAATAGTATTAACTATTTTCCATTTAGAAGCACGATGTATATTAATACCACACATTTCAAAAGTAGGTTCACCGGAAATCTCAATATTACCATTTTTTCTAGTAATACGAAAAATAGGCAAAGGTTTAACTTGAACTAAAGCATCATAATCACCCTTATGTTTACCTAATTTAAATGCTCCTTGAAATTGACCCTCATCAAGAATAGCACAACCTTTAGAATTAATAGGTTTAATTAAATTCATATCAGAGGGATCTGTTGTAATAGAATACCAATCATAAACCCATTTACCATTTAGATTAGGATGAGCTTCATTAGCTTTATAAAAAACTAGAAGAAGATCATTAAAATGTTTGGTATCAGTAATATCACATCTAATACCCCAAATATTAAGATTGTAGTTACCTTTATCAAAAATAGTATAACTATAAATCTTAGCAATCTTACGAAGAACATCAATATTTGTTTTAGCAATGATGTCATCATAAGTAATCAAAGCATTTGTAAGTTCACTCATTGTCACTTGATATTATAATTAAACAAATTTGTATTAGCTTTACGTTCTTTATTTAACTGAGCAAGTCTATAATCACAAATGGCTTTAACTTCTGCTTTAAGATATTTAATATCAACAAAAGTAATAACTTCTTCATGAGGCATATCATCAGGAATCATAGGATTCTCTACAGTTCTGATATGACAAAGCATATTACCAAGGCATTTAAATCCCCATTGTTCAATCAAATAATCATACATACTTAATTGAAGAGAATAATGAATACCAGTTGAATCTTGAAGGTGATTAATAGGAAACAACATAGTTTCATTAGTGATAATATACTTATCTAAATCAATAGTACCATCTGCTTTCTTTGCCCAATAACCACCTTCAAATCGAATAGGTGCTTTATTAGTTTTCCAATCAAGAATAAAGAACTCATCATCTTTAACAAATAAAATATCGACAAGACCTGAAATCAAATATTCTGGATGATAAACACCAATCTCAGCATAAATATCAAATCCCATAGACACCATCTCACTTATAAAAGAGTATATTTGAGGATACCTATCAGCGATACCCACAACTCTAAAATAATCAAGATCAAGTCTACCATAACTATGAGTTCTTATAATATCATCAATCGTATAAATACGACCATTAATAAAACCATTTGCGTTCAAATAGTAATTATTACATCTTTTTACGCATTGTTCTAGGAAATTATGTTTTTCAGTTCCCTTAGTACAAGCTTTTTCAGTTTCAATTTTCCATTCAGCAAGAATCTGTTTAACAGTCTTACCTCTATATCGAATATATTTAGCGTAATTACGATGAGTCGGAGGAACAGGTCTACTACCAATATTAGCACAAGCTTCAGCAATAGCTTTCCAATCCTTTTTTTCTACAAACTTACCAATAATTGTAGTCGTAGATATATACTCTCTATCAAGAGCATCTGTATATTTATGCTTTTCCTCGTCGAAGAATATCGGCAAGTCTCTGGGTATAATCTGCATCATAAGCGGCTTTATCAGTAAGTTTAAGAAATCTTTTAGCACGAAGACGTTCATAGAATTTTCTATGACGTTCTTTCATATATTCATGACCAAGTGAAGTCATCTTATTAAAATCAAAACCACACTCAGCATAAATTTGATAAGTTTCAGGATGAATCCAATGACGACCAAAAGAAGGCACATCTATATCTCTATCTACACGTTGCATTGCAGTAAGAACTGACATCCATTGACTATCAGCAATATCATTAAGAAAACGTTCAAAATCTTCACGATTACGAACAAATGTAAGAAAATCTCTACACCAAATTTGTTCATCAGTATAACGTTCAATATAATTCTTACCGCCTTTAACTTTATAATAGAATCTTGTAGGAGTCTTTCTTTTACTATCTACAATACTAACAATTTTTTCATATAACTTTGTAACTTGTAGAGGATATAAACGTGCACCTTTAGCCATAATAAAATAAACTTAATAAATCACACCACCAATTTGATTTAAATTAATAAGATTACATTCCCAAAACTCAACCTTACCATCTTCACCAATAATCATTTTAGAACGGCTA